TGGCTTGAAAGCATCCGCTACCAGATCAACACCAACCCGATCACAACGATGGAATTCGTTTCTCCTGATCAGGCGGCGATGTTGAAGGGTGCCAACGGGACCACCGGAAAGCCGATCTATTATACGCAGATTGGCCAGCAGTTTCAGGTTGTCCCGGCGCCGGATAGCGGGTCTGCCTATACTGGCGAGTTGACCTATTACGCCACGATCCCCGCGCTTTCGGTTTCCAATACGACGAATTGGCTTTTGACGGATTCTCCTGATCTGTACCTTTATGGCGCGCTTTTGCAGGCTGCGCCGTATTTGCAGGACGATCAGCGTATTTCCACATGGGGCACGCTTTATGAGCGGTGTCTTAACGATCTGAAGGTTTCCGATGAGCGGAGCCGGATGGCAACCAGTGCCCTTCGGATGCGGGCAAGGAGTTTTGGCTAATGACCACGAATGCCTTCACCAATTATCTTGAAAACAAGATAATGGCTTATGTGTTTTCTGGGACGGCTTATTCTTCGCCGTCTGCCAGCCTTTATGTCGGGCTGTTCACCGCTGCCCCTGGCGAGGGTGGTGGCGGTACGGAAGTTTCCGGCAATGGTTACACCCGCAAACAGGCGACGATGACCACCAGCGGTAACGCCAGCACCAATAGCGGGGCTATTGAGTTCGATACGGCGACGGGTTCCTGGGGCACGATTACCTATGTTGGTATTTTTGATGCTTCCACATCTGGGAACCTGTTGGCTTACGGGGAACTGACCACCAGCAAGACCATTGGCACGGGCGACGTTTTCCGCATTCCGGCTGGCGATCTCGACATTACCTTGGAGTAATCTAAGTGGCTGGTTATGGCAGCGGCTTATATGGGCGAGGTAATTACGGCATAGACCCCAAAGAGGGGGCGGCTGTAATTGACGCCATTGCTGATGTCACCAGTGTTGGGGTTCGTATTCAGCAGGGCGGTGTTGCCATTGATGGTTCCGCCACAACTGTTTTTGCTGGGCAGGTAGTTTACGGGACTACTATTTCTATAGATGCTATTGCCTCTCTTGCGGCGGATTCTCAGTTAATTCAGCAGGGTTCCGTCAATATAGAGTCAATAGCTTCTGTTGATGTATCTGGACAACAAATATATCAAGTTGATGTTACTATCGAAGGGGTTGCTTCGGTAGAAACTAATGCCATTGTCATTTATACTTCTTCAACAGTTATCGATGCTTCCGCTAATATGGAAATCAATGGCGGAATCATTCAAAGCGGGGCCGCTGAAATCCAGGCATATTCTGAGTTTATAGCAAGTGCGATTTACAAATGGGAGCAAATCCCAGATGGCACGAAATCATGGACCGGAGCGCCTAATTCCTCTACAATATGGGTGCCCATTGCAGCAACTTCAGAAACTTGGACGAGGGTTCAATAAATGGCTGACACCACAACCCCCAACTTAGGGCTTACAAAGCCAGAGGTTGGCGCGTCTGCTGATACTTGGGGGACTAAGACGAACGACGATTGGGACAAGGTTGATGCGGTCTTTGCCGCGGGCGGTACTGGCACATCGGTCGGTTTGAATGTCGGGTCCGGTAAGATAGTGGTCGTGGCTGGAACGTTGAATGCGACCGGCACGGTCAACCTTGATACCTCTGTCGTGATCAACGAAAGCGGCGCGGACAAGGATTTCAGGGTCGAGGGCGATACCGACGCGAACCTGCTCTTTACCGATGCTTCGACAGATCGTGTCGGGATTGGGACGGCATCACCAGACGCTGCGCTAACCGTGAATACCGTGGCATCTTTTGGTGCGGGAGCGGCGGCGTTGCCGTCTATCGCAGCTAAGGGCGACCTCAATACAGGCATGTGGTTCCCTGCTGCTGACACTATTGCTGCTAGCACGGGCGGCTCTGAACGCATGCGTATCACGAATGGCGGCAACGTGGGGATTGGGACGAGTTCGCCTTCGGCATACGGCCTGACAGTAAGTAAGGCTTCTGGTGCCGCAGGAATGCAAATTGCGTCAGGGGCTAATAATTCTGACTTTGTAATGAGTGGAACCGATTTATATATAGCAAATAATGTAGCGGGAACAATTCAATTTTATATTAACTCCGCCGAACGCGCCCGCATCACCGCTGGTGGTCGCATTGGCATCAAGACCTCGGTGCCGACTTCGTTGCTCACGATCAGCACGCCGGGCGACACAGAAAACATTACAAAATTGACGATCAATGGGTACGGCGACTTTCGCGGCTACGGCTGCATCATGCAGCCGAATAATGATACCAATTGCGTGCCGTTCCTTTTTACAAATGCGGCAGGAACTATTGTCGGGTCCATCAGCACAAATGCTAGTGGAACCTCATTTACTACATCCTCCGACTACCGCCTCAAGCACGATGTGCAGCCGCTAACCACCGGCCTTGCCACCATCGCTGCGCTTAAGCCGTCAACCTACAAGTGGAACGCTGACGATAGCCACGGCGAAGGCTTTATCGCGCACGAACTTGCGGAACACATCCCGCACGCCGTGACCGGCGAGAAGGACGCGGTGAACGCTGACGGCTCCATCAAGCCGCAGGCCGTGGACTACAGCAAGATCGTGGTCCACCTCGTCGCCGCCTTGCAGGGACTGAAGGCCGAGAGCGACGCCCTCAAGGCCCGCATCGCAACTCTGGAAGCCCGCCAATGAAACTCGACCTTTCTCTCAACGAGATCAACGTCATCATGCAGGCGCTGGGCAACATGCCCTACGCTCAGGTGTTTGAGCTTGTAGAGAAAATCCGCACCCAGGCGCAGGCACAGGTGCAAACCACGGAGCAAGCAAATGGCTAATACCTATACCTGGGTCATTGAGGCGATGGATTGCGTCCCTCAAGAAGACGGCCAGACCGATGTTGTGATCGCCGTGCATTGGCGCTTGAATGGCACCGACGGAACCAATACTGCAACGGTCTATGGCACTGTGGGTTTGACCTACACGCCGCGTTCCCCGTTCACGCCTTACACTAATCTGACGCAGGATCAAGTTATCGCATGGACGCAAGACGCGCTTGGCGATGAACAGGTGGCGTCGCTTGAGGCTAATGTGGCGGCGCAGCTTGCCAATCTTGTCAACCCTCCGGTGGTTTCCCCGCCGTTGCCTTGGGCTGCCTGACACACCTTAGTGAACGGTAAATGTCTTCTCCGCAGAAAATATCACAATTAACAACGGCAGGCCCGCTTACTGGCGCTGAGCTAGTTCCTGTCGTACAAAACGGCGGCACCCTACAGACCACTATATCGGTGCTTGCCGCGTTTGTAAACGTGTCTATTCTGCCCGTCGTATCAGCCCTTCAGACCCAGATTGAGCAGGTATCAGTCCTTACTTCTATCAATGCTGAATCTATTACCTCCTTAAATGCGGTAGTATCTACTTTTGATTCTCGTATTGAAGCCGTGTCAGCGGGCATTGTTTCGGTAAATAATGCCGTTTCTGCTTTGGAAGTCCGCGTAAGTTCTGTTTCGGCTGCGGCCTCCAATGCTTCGGCAGCCATCACATCCATTAATAATGTCGTAAGCGCGCTTGAAGTTCGCGTAAGTGCCGTATCTGCCCTGACTTCAGTTAATTCGGCAGCTATCACATCCATCAATAACGCCGTATCCGCTTTAGAAATCAGAGTCAGCGCGGCTTCTGCAACAGGTGTGGCTAACTCGGCGGCTATTACTTCTGTCAATAACGTAGTAAGCGCCCTAGACATTCGCCTTACCAATGTATCGGCATCCGTATCGGTACTTAATGTGCAAATGGGGCAGGCGCTTGCCTCGATTTCAGCTATCAATTCAGTCCTCGCTACCATCGACACTTCCGCTATCGCGGGCCTAGAAGTTCGCGTTAGCAACCTGTCAATTGCGGTGTCCACTAACTCCGCTGCTATCACTTCTGTCAATGCGGTCGTCTCTTTAAAAGTATTCCGCAATAATGATTTCCTTACCAACGTCCAGTTCATCGACTTCGACACTACCACAAGCTACGCGGTGTGCGCCGGGCGCCTGACATGGGACATTACGCATGGTACCCTCGATTTAGGTCTAACGGGCACCGTCAACTTGCTTATTGGTCAGCGTACCGTCGCCCAAATCTATAACAATAGCGGCGGCACACTTCCTAAAGGAAAAGCCGTAAAGGTTACGGGCGCCCAAGGCCAACGCTTGACGGGCGCACTTGCCCAAGCTGACAGCGATTCGGATAGTGCTACTATCTTTGGTATTATGCTTGAGACGGTTTCTAACCTAGGCTCAGGCTACGTTGCAACAGATGGCGTCGTCAACAATGTCGATACGGCGGCCTATACTGACGGCGACATCGTATACTTATCTCCAGTATCTGCTGGTGAACTAACTCCCGTCAAGCCAGTAGCACCCCAGCATCTCGTGCAAATTGGCTACATCGTCAAGGGCGGTTCAGTTGGCGGCGGCTCCCTTTATGTCAAAGTCCAAAACGGCTATGAATTAGGTGAACTTCATAACGTCAAGACCTCTGCCGAAGTATCCATAGCAAATGGTGAAGTTTTGGTATGGAATGCAAGCGCCAGTGTCTGGACCAACTCGACTGCCCTGCTTGACACGCAAGCTTCTGTTTCTGCCCTGCAAATCCAACTCAACTCTGTGTCGGCTGCCGTCTCCACTAACGCTGCCGCCATCACCTCCATCAATAACGTAGTCAGTGCCCTTGAAATCCGTGTCAGTACCGTGTCGGCACGGGCGTCTGCAATTCAAGCGCAAGTCAACAGTGTATCCGCTTTGGTGTCTGCTCTTGATGTGCGCGTGGCCGCCGTATCAGCTTCTATATCGGCCCTGCAAGTTCAAGTCAACAATGTTTCAGCCGCGCTTACTTCCGCTAACAACGTAGTAAGCGCACTTGAGATTCGCGTCAGTGCAGCTTCTGCTACAGGCGCTACCAATTCAGCATCTATTACCTCCATCAATGCGGTACTAACGTCCATTCTTGCAATTCTCAATTCCAACTATCGCGTCTTAGAATAGCAAGTGGTGAGCAAGTGAGAATCCCCTTGCAACCAATCCTCACTTAATGTAGGATGTGCTTCTGATCAAGGAGCCACACATGACAGACAAAGTAAATCGCGTCCAACTCCTAAACGACGCCAAAGCTCAACTAACACCCTGGACTACCGAAGACGGGCGCCTATTTTTGGATTACACCGACATGGGCACCCGTCGTACCATGGCCATCACGCCCACGGGCAACTGCGACTTCCGTGGTTGGTTCTCCTCGTTCTGCGTCGACCAAATCAATATCGTGCCCAATGGCGACCTCGTCAACTCCGCCCAAACCTACTTCGCACACTGGGCACGTACTCGTGGCCCCAAACTGAAAGACTATATCCGCGTAGGCGGGCGCATAGGTGAACTCTACATCGATACAGGCAACGACGCCAACGACGCATGGCGCATCACCCCCAACGGTATCGAGCTTGTTAAGGGCGGCCCGACCCACATCCGCATGCTGCGTGGTGCTGGCGTCTTGCCCCTTGCCGACCCCGACTTCGACGCTGATCCGTCCGAATTCCCTACCCTACTCCGCAAGTACATCGCCTCCGACGACGACACCCTCATGCTGCTAACGGCGTGGCTTCTCGGCTGCCTGCGCCCCGAAGGCCCCTATCCCGTCCTCACCATATCCGGCGAACAAGGTTCTGGCAAATCCACAGTTTTGCGCCTGATGCGCCGTATCATCGACCCCCATGCCCTCGATATGCGTACCCCGCCCGAAGACCAGCGCGACCTACAAGCCATGGTTCGCAACTCTTTTATCCTGGCCTTCGACAACGTGTCCTTCATTTCCAACAAAATGTCTGACGCTTTGTGCGTTATCAGCACGGGCACGGGCGCCCAGGGTGGTCGCGCGCTCTACACCAACGCCGAAGAATCTGCCGTCCGCGTATGCCGCCCCGTCGCCATGAACGGCATCCCCGACGTCGTCGAACGCGGTGACCTAGTAGACCGCTCCATCCACGTTCACCTGCCCCGCATCGACCCCCGCCTGCGCCGCGACGATATGGAATTTTGGGACAGCTTCCACACAGATCACCCACGCTTGCTGGGTTCGCTTATGAATGCAGCATTGAAAGCTATGCAAAACTATGGTAATGTAGTCTTGGCTGAAAAGCCGCGCATGTCTGCGTTTGCAGTGTGGGCCGTTGCTGCTGAACAAGCTTTCGGGTGGAAGCCGGGTCGTCTTATGGAAGTCTATAAGAACAACCGCTCCGCCGCCGAATCCCAAATGCTTGAGTTCAACGGCATGGCATCCGCCCTGTTGCGTATGATGGCGAAGCAAAAGGAATTCTCAGGTACGTATTCGGATTTGATTGGACAACTGGAAATGAACATCGGCCCGCGCGAGCGTCTGCCCCAAACGTCCCATAGCTTTGCTGCTGAACTCAAGCGCATTCGTCCCGCCCTTGAACGGCAGGGCTTGCGCTTCTTCAATGCCGGGCGCTCGGGTTCCGTGGAGCAGAAGGGGCGTTCCCGTATTTCCATTGTGCGCCAAGACGACGACGAGGATGCTACGGTTTCATGACCGACGAACCTTACGTTCCCAAAATCAGCGCCAAGAAACTTCCTGAATACTACGAACGCGCCCAGAAGAAGGCACTGGAACGTAAGGGTAACGGCCCCTCGCAAAAGGACCGGATTGCCAAGCACAAGCGTGAACTCCGGGCCATGAACATTCATAAGCCCGGCCATGGCATTCGCGCCGAGAACGTCAAAGCCATCCGCAACCTACGCGAACACCTGCGCGAAACGTGGCAAGCTTCTTGGGACAAAATCAACAAGATCAAGAAGCTCACGCCCAAGCAAGTCGAATTCGCCCGTCAGTTCGCCTTGAATGGCCGCACCAACAAATGCGGTGCCATGCGCCTAGCCGGATACGATAGCGTCAATCCGGCAGTGTTGCTATCCCTGGCAAACAAAAACCTATCCATCCCACACTTCCATGACCTAGTCACCGCATTTGAAATCGAGGAGAAGGCCCGTATGAAAATCAACGTAGAAGATGTCGTCAAGTGGTTCAACGACATTGCCACCCAAGCCATGGGTTCCGGCGACTTCACTAACGCCAACCGCGCCATGGAAAACCTTGCCAAGTACCTCGGCATGTTTGTCGAGAAGAAAGAAATCACGCACCGCACCATCCACTCCAAAGAAGAGTTGGATACCCGCATTAGCGAACTGACTGCTATCCTGCGTGAAGCCGAGCCGGAAATTGAACGCAAACTTAAAATCCACTAACCCCGACGCAGTCCTTCAGTTAAAGGCCGAACTGGCCGAAGCCCTCCATCAAAAGGCGATATTGGAGGCGCAGGAAGACTTTTACGTTTTCGCCAAGCTCCTCGCCCCGCTCATGCTGGACGGCAACGACTACCGCGATGGGCGCCACATTGAAGCCATTGCCGCCACCTTGCAGGAAGTTGACCGGGGCCTAGTCGACCGCCTCATGTTGGCCCTGCCGCCCGGCTCCATGAAGTCTGTTCTCCTTATGCTGTTCGCCGCGTGGTGTATGGGCCGCCACCCAACATGGCGTATCATGTGGATTTCCCACACCACCGACAAAGCCGTGGAATGTTCTGGCCGTATCCGCGACCTAGTCCGCTCCACTGAATACCAAGAAATCTTCCCCGGTGTCCACATCCGTGATGACATGTCGGGCGTCACAAACTGGAAGCTGGTCACGGGCGGGTCCTTCATGCCAGCGGGCGCGGGCAAGTCCATCGCTGGTTACCGCTTCAACTTAGGCATCCTTGACGACCCCCTCTCGGAACAGACCGCCAAGTCCGACGTAGAACGCGAGCGAGTCAACAACTGGTATGGCCCCGGCTTCCGGTCCCGTAAGCTGCCCGACTCCCGCATCGTCCTCGTCAACACCCGGTGGCATGTCCGCGACCTTTCAGGCTACCTCCTCGACAAGGCCGCTCGCAATGCCCGCGTCGACCAGTGGGAAGTCATATCCATTCCTGCCATCCTTGACAAGCCTTCAGCCGACTACCTCATGCTGCCCGAAGGCGAGTCCTACTGGCCCGAGTTCATTACCATGGATGACCTTATCGCTACGCGCGAGGGCCTGTCACGGGCAGACTGGGGCGCCCTGTACATGCAGACCCCAACCGGGGAGGATGGCAACGTCTTCAACAAAGACGACTTCCAAGACTGGGAAGATGACGACCCACCCGAATGCGACGAAATTATCCAGACCATGGACACGGCCTTCTCCACCAAAGCCAAGGCCGACTTCTCAGTCATCCAGACCTGGGGTATTTTCCATCTGACATATACTGACGATAAAGGCTATGAATATCAAGAGCCTAACGCCATTCTCCTCAACCAAGTGCGGGGTCGCTGGTCCTTCCCTCAACTACGGGCAGCCGCCAAAGAGCAATACGCCCAGTACAAACCCGACCGAATCATTATCGAAAACAAAGCATCGGGCCAATCTCTTTTGCAGGACTTGCGCCTTAACAAGTTGCCCGTATTGCCTTTTCAGCCAGATCGTGATAAAGTAGCCCGTGCCCATGCCGTCAGCGGTATAGTAGAGCGGCAGCGCGTCTGGCTTCCCCTGAAGAAGCGGTTCGCCGCCGAACTCCTACAGGAAGCCCTAGAGTTTCCCAAGGGCGCGCACGACGACGCCGTCGATACCATGGTTATGGCCCTGCTGTATCTACGTCGCCGCTACGAACTAACGCAAGAGACGGTAACACAACCCGAGCAGTTCTCCCGCCGTCGATCTTTCAAAAGCTATTGGAGCCAGATGACCCATGTCCGATAATCTCGAAGAAGCTACGCCCGACATCGAATTTGAGTTTTCGGAAGATACCTTGGAAATCGAGGTTCCCGAAGAAGTCGTGGAAGTCGACATGTCCTTTGGCGCCAACCTAGCCCTGGCTATGGAAGACCCCATCCTACTGGACATCGGCTCGGCCCGCCAAGACGCCCTTCAAAACATCAAGAACTCCCGCCAGCAGTGGGAAGAGAAGATCAAGCAGGGCATCAGGTGGCTGGGCCTGAACACCGACGGCGAAGGCAACAGTGACGTCGAGGGCGCCTGCACGGCGGTCCACCCCCTGCTGATCGAGAACGTGGTAAAGTTCCAAGCCAAGGCCATCCAAGAACTATGGCCCGCGCGTGGTCCCGTCCGCACCAAAGTCCGGGGCTACGTCGACACCACCCGTGAGCAGGTAGCTCAGCGCGTTCGCACTTACATGAACTATCAGCTTACCGAACAGGTGCCCGGCTTCTACTCAGACCTTGAACGCAACCTGTTCCGCGTGGGTTTCATGGGCATCGGCATCCGCAAGGCTGGCTGGAACGGCACCACGACCACGCCCGACCCTACCATCATCTACGCCGAAAACTTCTACGTCGATCCGTCCGTCTCTCACCTGAAAGACGCCGAAGAATATATCGAAGTCATGGAATTGTCCACCCGCAAGATGGACAATCTGATCTTGGCCGGAACCTTCCGCGACATTTCCGAAAATGATTCCGAGGAAGTCCTCGACACCAACGAAATCACGGAAGCCATTGCCAATGCCCAGGGCTTTGACATGTCCCTTGAACGTAAGGGCTTTACGGTAGGTGAGTCCCACTGCTACCTCGACTTGAACGGCGACGACCCTCTGCTGCCCGAAGGCGGCATGGCGCCCTACATCGTTCACTTCAATGTCAAGACTGGCAACGTCTACTCGATCCGCCGCAACTGGCGCGAAGACGACGACGCCATGGTCAAGCGCCAGTGGTACACCATCGACCAATTCATTCCGGCCTTTGGCATCTATTCGCTGGGCTACGTCCACCTGATCGGTGATCTGGCCGCTGCCTCCAGTGCCGCCCTGCGCGCCCTAGTCGACTCAGGTCAATACGCCAACTGGACGGCGGGCTTCAAATCCCAAGATGCCAAGTTCTCCGACTCCGACTCTCCTCTCGGCTTTGGCGAGTTCCGCGACGTAAACCTCGCGCCCGAAGAACTCCAAAAAGCCTTCTTGCCGCTTCCCTCCAAAGAACCCAACCAGACGCTCTTCTCGCTTCTGAAATTCATGGTGGAATCGGGTCAGAAGTTCGCTGACTCCGCCGATGAGGTCGTGGCCAACAGCACAAACTACGGCCCGGCTGCAACTACCCTAGCTTTGCTTGAAGCTTCTCAGCGGTTCTATTCCTCCATCCACAAGCGCCTTCACCAGTCGCAGGGCGAATTCCTCAAGCTGATTGGGGAACTAAACTACGAGAACCTGCCGGACACCGTCAACTTTGTGGTGGGCGCCGAAAACCAATACGTTCAGCGCACCGACTTTGATCCGCAGATTGTTGACGTTATTCCCGCGTCGGACCCTAACGCCCTGACCGAATCACAACGTGTGGCCAAGGCGCAGATCGAATTGAACGTGGCCCAGCAGTTCCCCCAATTCCACGACATGCGCGAAGCTTTACGCCGTTACTACGTGGCGCTAGGCACCGAGTCCGTCGACAAGCTACTGACCAACCCGGAAGCCGAAGCTAAGAGCGCCGACCCCCTGACCGAAATCCAATTGGCTATGTCGGGCAAACCCATCAAGGCCCAGCTAGGTCAGAACCACGCGGCCCACATCGCCGTTAAGACCGCCTTCCTGCAAGCCCCGCAAATGCAGGGCGCCAACGACCCAACCATTGCTTTGGGCCAACAGGTGCTGTCAGCTAACATTGCCGAACACAAGGTCCTGATGTTCGTGGCCCAGGCTATGCAGTTGGCCCAGCAGATGGGTATGCCCATCCAAGACGAAAACGTCCAAGCCCAAATTGCTACCCAGCTTGTGCAAATCTCGGCGGCCAGCAATCCGCAGCAGCAGCAGGCCAGCATCGAACAACAGACGCTCCAGCTACAGGCGCAAGAGCTTCAGATGGCGGGCGAACGTATCCAATCCCAAGATACCCGCGAGGCAGCCAAGATTGCCCTTAAGCAACGCGAGCTTGACCTAAAAGAAACGTCTATGCTGCTCGACGCCCAAGAGAAGCAGAAAAGGAATCAAATCACAGCTTCTGGTAAAATACTTGACAACTCAGCTAAACTAGCGGATATTCAAGCCAAACAGCTTGCCGAAAGGGCAAATAATCCTATTCAATGACGTTACTATCAGATTACGTAGCAGAAGTACAGAAGCGAATAGAACGCGAAAAAGAGTCACTAGCTAGGGGGTCTGCGACCTCCTACGACGAATACGCTCGTAAGTGCGGCGTTATCAGCGGCATGGGTCTTGCCCTGGAAATCCTAAAAGACCTTTTTCAATCAACACCTTCAGAGGAAAGGGACTGATGATTACTGCCCGCTCGGCTCTTGACGGGGCCATTACCAACGACCAGTGGGTCACACAGGACGAAATTCCTGATCCGACTCCACTGCCTAGGATTCCTGGCGTAGGGATTCTTGTCCGGCCTGTGCCTATCCGGCGCAAGACTGCGGGCGGGGTCCTACTTCCTGACACGTTTCGTGAGGATCGGGAATACCTGAACACTGTGGGTCGCGTCCTTTCATTGGGCGAACTCGCATTCGTGGACGAAGATATATACCGGAAAGGCCCATGGGTCAAGCCCGGTGATTATATCGTTTACGCAAAATTCGCAGGCCAGAAGATTTGGTGGAAGGGCGTGAAGCTCCTCTTGGTCAAGGCTTCTAGCATCGAGTTGGTCGTAGACAAACCCGAATACCTAGACGCAAACTTCAAGGAATAAATCATGTCCGAATCCGGCTATCGAGAAATCGACCTCGACAATCCAGGCAAAGCGCCAAACGCTTCAGAAGAATCCGACATTGAAATCGTGGAAGAATCTTCTGTTGCGCCACCTCCAGAAGCTGATCCGGTGCCCGAACCGGAACCCGCAGCCGCTTCCAAGTCCTCCGAAGATTCTGACGATGACGACAGTTCGACATCCGACGACTCCCCTTCTGATCGAAAGCGCCTAACCCGTAGCCAGCGCCTCAAGAACCAACGGGACCTTTATGCCAGACAACTAACTGAAGCGCAAGCCCGCCTAGCTCAATTAGAAACCCGCGCCCAACGGGCTGAAGCTGAAGCTAGTGAGGGCGCCGCCATTGGCTACGACCTCTACATTAAGCAACTCGACACCTCGATGCAAGCCTTGCGCCGGGATTTCGACTCAGCTTACGACGCTGGCGACCGCGACAAAATCTTTGAAATCCAACAGCAAATCGCCACCATCACGGCAACCAAAGCTCAGGCTGAAAAGGATAGGCGGTCGATCCCTACGCGGCAGGCACCTACTGGACAGGAAGCCCCGCAGCCGACCCAGCAGACACCGCCTGCACCAGCTAGACGTACCCCCAGCCCGGCTGCTATCGAGTGGTATGACCGCAACAAGGACTGGTTCAACAAGGATGCGGTGATGACGGCCAGTGCCCGAGTCATTGACCAGCAAATGGTTCGCGACGGTTTCGCGCCCACCGACCCCGACTACTTCGAGGAACTGGACAAGCGGCTTCAGAGGGAGTTCCCCCAGAAATTGGGGCGCCCCGTCGGTCGTCCGCCTGCCAACAACCCCACCATCCAGAACAGGTCTGCCCCCGCCCCAGCCCCCGGCAAAGTTCGCGTAACCATTACGCAGGCCGACCGGGAAATGGCCAACCACCTCGGCATTAGCGTGGAACAGTACGCCCGCGAGAAAGCCAAGACGGAACGTGCCATGCAGACCACCAGCCAGTACACGGAGATTCTGTAATGAAAACCAAACTGATTGCTACCCCTAGCAACGCCATCGACGAAGCACTTGAAAATTCTCTGGAAACAGAGTATAATCCTCCTAATGCGCTAGAAATCCCCCCAATGCCTGACAGTGACGCATTCATCTATAGGTGGATTCGTTTCCGGGTAGGGGACCAAGATGATTTCAACAACATCTCTCAGCGTATGCGAGAAGGGTGGGCATTCGTTCCAATCGGGGAAGTTCCCGACGGTTACGTTTTCCCTGGACTCGAAAGTAAGATTTCTGCTTTGGCAGGCGCGGCTATTAACGGCGACCTAGTCTTCGCTAAGCTGCCTCGACGGAAAGCGGAAGCCATCCAGAAATGGTCTGAAGATCGGGCCATTCAAGCAGAGCAGGCTTTCGATCTGAAGACAATCAGCTACGACGACAATATGGGCCGGGCACAACGCTTTGCCAATGAAGGTTCAAAACGCTTTTCCAGAGGGCGACGTCCCTCGTTTGGATAACACACAGAAGGAGGATAAAAGGTGCCCCAATCTTTCGCACCCTTCGGTCTTCGCGCTGTGGCTGCCCTCGGCACCCATGGTAACGAACTCCGCGCTTATCCGCTTCCCAACGGCGCTAACTGCCCGGACCTCGGTAAGGGTTCTCCGGTCAAGCTGTCGGGTGGCGTAATTGTTTCGGCTGGTACTGGTGGTGGCCCCCTGTTGGGTGTTGCTGCTGGTTTCGCGTGGATCGATCCGACCACGAAGCAGCCTCAACTCAAGAACTCAATCCCCGCAGATACGTCTTCGGCTGGCCTGTACAACGGTTCCGACCGTCCGACGGCCTATGTCGTTGACAATCCCAACGCGCTCTTCATTGTGCAGGCTGACGCTTCCGTTACGGCGGGCGACCTCGGCTTGAACTTTGACGTGACCGCGTCTGGCGGCGATGTCAGTTCGGTGTACGGCACATCCCAGTATACGCTGGATGCGTCCACCCGTACCTCCGCTATTGGCACTGCGCTGAAGCTTGTGGGTTTGGCCAACATTCCCGACAACAACTGGGGCGATCCGTTCCCGATTGTGGTCGTGAAGCTGAACGGTCCGATCCTCCAGCAAGTTTCTGCGGCATAATAGGGGGGACTAGACAATGACTATTTTGACTCGCGCACAATTTGCGAAGCAGCTTGTTCCCGGCCTTAACGCCATCTTCGGCACTGCCTATAAGAGCATCGACAACGAACACACTCCGCTGTTCGACATCGAGAAGTCTGATCGGTCGTTCGAAGAAGAAGTGTTGATGACGGGCTTTGGTACGGCCCCGGTCAAGGACGAAGGCGATCAGGTGTTCTTCGACACCGCCTCCGAAGCTTGGACGAGCCGCTTTACCCACGAAACCGTTGCCATGGCTTTCGCCATCACCGAAGAAGCTATCGAGGACAACCTCTATGGCACGACGGGCAAGATGAAGGCGAATGCGATGGGCCGCGCGATGGCGAATGCCAAGCAGGTGAAGGCTGCTAACGTCTTCAACAACGGCTTCTCCACTAGCTCCCTCTACGCTGGTGGCGATGGTAAGCCTCTCTTCGCTACCGACCACCCCACGCTGGCGGCTGGTACGCAGTCCAACAAGGTTAGCTCGGACCTGTCCGAAACTGCCCTTGAGTCGGCCCTGATCAACATCTCGTTGACCAAGGATGACCGTGGCCTGCTGATCGGCGCCCGCGCCGTGAGCCTGCACATTCCTCCGCAGCTTCAGTTCGTTGCCCACCGTATTCTCTTCTCTGACCTGCGCGTCGGTACGGCTGACAACGACACGAACGCCATGAAGGACATGGGCCTGTTCTCGAAGGGCTACACCGTCAACCACCGCTTCACGGACACGAACGGCTGGTTCATTCGCACTGACGTGCCGAATGGTACCAAGATGTTCATCCGTGCGCCGCTGGCCACCAAGGACGACGTGGACTTCCTGACGGGCAACATGCGCTACAAGGCCCGCGAGCGTTACAGCTTCGGCTGGTCTGACTGGCGTCAGTGGTACGGCTCCTCTGGTTCAACCTAATGGTTTGGGGGCTTCGGCCCCCATTCCCTCATCCTTAAGGAGAATCAGATGACTACTTTTAGCTACCCTGTCAACATCGCCAATCACGAACCCGCTTCCGGTTCCGTTGTCGATTTGACGCAAGCCCGCGTTCCTGGCCGTTACTCCGTAGTAGTAAACACTGCCAAGTCAGGCACGGCGGTTGGTGCGACCACCATCCCGTTGTTCGTGGCTCCGGCTGGCTCTAACTTCTACGAATGTGTTCTTGACATTACGACCGCCTACGATAACCTTGACACCAAGATTACCGTCGGCACCTCGGCCAACCCTGCTACCCTGTTCGCAGCTACGTCCGTGAACACCGCAGGTCGCCGCGATTACGCTGGCACTGCCGCCCAAGTTTCCACCAACAGCATTGCGCTGGCGGCGGATACCACGGTCCAGGCCATCGTGTCTATTGCTACTTCGACTGTGGCGGCGGGTTCCGTCATTGTCCACGTTGTGATCGGCTAACAAGTTCGGCAGGCTCCTCCTTTTGGCGGGGTCTGCCTTACTTGCTTTAGGAGCTTTCCATGCCCGGCATTAAAACTATCCGCGTCGTCCCCTTCCAAGTCAGCACATCTGCGACTACGACGAGCGACCCTATCGACCTTGACTACCGCTTTGACGGTTCGCCCGCCCGGTGCTTCTGGGTCCAGAAGAGCGCCGCCGCAGGCCCCTCCATTTTCTTGGAAGCCGCACCCTTCGAAACTGGCCCGTGGATTCCGTTTGCTGAAGTCACTGCCGCAGTTACCACGACCCTTGTGCAAGTGATCTTCGACGTTCCCTACGTCCGCAGTTCCTATGCTGGTGGCGGTCCGCTCGTAACTATTTACGGAGTCGTCTGAGGAGTCGCGCCAATGGCAACCAGCGGCGTAGCCTCCTTCGACCCCACCTTTGACGAGATACTTCAGGATGCTGCTGCCATGGTAGGCGGCGGTCCCCTTCTTGCTGACGAACTGATTAGCGCCCGGCGCGGCCTCGATTACATGTTGACGGCCATCCAAAACCAGAACGTCCTTCTCCACAAAATCGAAACCACGACCGTGCCTGTCACAACTTCCGAGGGCACTGTAACTTTTGGTCCTAGCATTTCCGACGTGCTTTCTGCCAGCACCCGTACCAGCACCACTGACATTCTGATGGACCGCGACGGCTACGAACGCTGGGCGGAAATCCCCACCAAATCCCAGACCGGGCGCCCCACTCGTTACTGGTGGGATCGGCGCCGCACTTCCAACATCCTGAACTTGTGGCCGTTGCCCGACCAATCCTACACCATCGTACTGACAATCCAAAAGAATACCGAAGACACACTGCGCGCCTTCGATAACATTGACGTGCCCCGGCGCTTCCTTCCCGCCGTCACCTATGGCCTTGCCTACTGGATCGGCTTGCGGCGCGGCACCCGCGTGGACCAGAACCGCCTTGTCCTTTTGAAGGCCGAGTACGAAGCCCAACTGAAAGAAGCAATGCGTGAAGACCGCGAGCGCGGCCCCTTCTTGGTTAGGATCGGGAGGCGGTAATGGGCTACACCTACAGCACACTGATAGCCGACATTCAAGCCAACATGGAAGAGGACTCGGCTGAGTTCGTCTCTGCCCTGCCCGCGATTGTCGAGCGCGCCCAAAGCTACCTCCAACGCCGCCTTGACCCCATCAATACGTTTCGCTTTACCGAAGTATCGGTCAGCGCCTCCACTCGTACCCTGTCGCTGCCCGCCGACCTGCTAGTCCTGAAATCAATTCAAGTGTGTGCGACGGGTGGCTGGACTAATCTGCTTGAGCAGAACAACGAATTCCTCACAGCCTACTGGCCGGACTATACTTCTTGCGCGCCCACCAAATACTATGCGCCCAAGGACAACGCCACCATCTTCTTAGCGCCGACACCCCCGGCCGACACCACGGCCCTTATCGAATACATTCCACAGGTTACTATCCTTAGCTCCGCTAACCCAACCAATTACTTCTCGGAGCGGGCGGACTCGGCTTTCTTCGCAGCCGCGATGATGTACGCCAATGCCTGGACCAAGAACGCAAACGCCGTCCAAATCTGGAAGGGGCTGGCCGACGAAGAACTGGCGGTCCTGAACATCGAATACACCCGCGCCCGGCGTTCCGACTCTTCCAATCGCAACCTAGGCTCACCAGAAAACACGCTGGCAGGGCAGCCCTAATGTCAGTCCTAGATATGTGGTCGGTCTGTGACCGATGCGGATTCGACTACAAACGCCGGGACCTTCGCAAAGAAACCACCAACTTCGTTGTCTGTATGGCTTGCTACGACGGACGCTTCGACAGGAAAAGTCACCCGCAGAACTACTCGGCTAAACCCCGGCGCGAACTTAAGCCAGTTCCCGACGCCCGGCCAGACCAAACCAACTATGGTTCCTGATCATGCGTATGGATGTATGGTCGCTTTGTGATAGGTGCGGACAAAAGTACTACAGGCGGCAGATGCGCCGCGAGTCCACCAAACTGGTGGTGTGTTCGTCCTGCTTCGACGGCGCCTACGATCTTAAGCGCCACCCGCAGAACAAGCCGCCCCGGCCCCGTCTAGAATCCAAGAAGGTTCCTGATGGGCGCCCGCTACAAAATCTAGATGCGTACCTCGCCAAAGAAGATATGGGGTTCTTGCTGACCGAAGACAACAATTACATACTCGTGACGCCCGTTCAATGGAATCCGTCCATGAGTTCGCCGGAATAAAGCCATGGAACTTTCTGCTATGTGGAAATTCATTTCAGATGTTCTGTTGCCGTTAGCTCTAGCGTACGCTGCCTATTTGCACAAGGAATTGAAGACCATGGAACAGCGAATTGAAAAGCTACACGACCAGCACCATCAGCATGTAGCTCAGGTCAACAAGGACTTTGCAACGCGCGAGGTAGTGAGCGATCTTGAAAATAAGCTAACAATTGTGTTAAATAGTATCGACGATAAAGTAACACGAATCCTTCAGGAGCGCAAGTAATGCCCTCTACATACGATCCACTCTTAAGGCTTGAGCTTCAGGCGACTGGCGAAAACGCCACCACCTGGGGCACCAAGACCAACAACAACCTAGACCTGATTGCCACCGCAATCGCAGGCACAGCTATTGTCAGCGTCTCTTCTGGCGACACGACCCTTTCGACTGCCAACGCGGCAACCGACCAAGCCCGCGCAGGCATCCTCCTAGTCCAAGGCACCCTGACTGGTAACGCCAATATCATCGTGCCCTCCTCACCCAAAACCTACGCAATCGTTCGCCAAACCACTGGCTCTTTCGACATCATCGTCAAGAACGCCGGAACGGGCGCGACCCTCCCACCAAGCGGCAATGAAATTATCATTTGCACTTCCGCTACTTGCGTCGGTCTTATCGGCGGCTTGACAGCCAACGTCTCTACCCTTCAGGTCCAAGTGAACGCAGTCTCCGCCGCCTTGACGTCTGCCAACAACGTGGTGTCTGCCTTGGAAGTCCGGGTCAGTAGCGTATCGGCTCAGACCTCCTCCCTGCAAGTACAACTTAACGCCGTGTCTGCTCTAGTCAGCGCCGTCAACGCCTTGAACATTCGTATCATCGAGTAACCATGTCGGCAACGCTCCAAGACCAGCGCCTCTCGGAACTAAATTTCAAAGTCGGTGTCATTAAAGAAAACACCGAACTGGACGCCTCTGGCCACTGGATTGACGCTGACAAAATTCGCTTCCGCTTCGGGCGTCCCGAACTCATGGGCGGTTGGCAGCGTCTTATCGACCCTTCACAGAACGACAAAATCGTGGGAGTTCCCCGCCTTCTAGACACGTTACGCAATCGCCTCGGACAAGCAGCCGCGTTTATTGCCACACACCAAGGCGCCTTCTCCAGCGAGCTTTCTACCTTCTACAACATTACTCCGCGCGTGTCAACTCTTGCCACTTCCAATATTCTGTCGACGACGGCAGGCTCGACAAACGTAATCGTATCCGTATCTTCGCATGGCCTAACCGACGGCACCCTAGTTGAAATTGTTTCGGCGGCTGCAACCATTGGTGGCAACGTCCAAGTCAACACAATATCATCTGTGTCTGCCATGTTTGATGTAAGCGTCATAGACATCAACAGTTTCGCCATCGACACGGGCACCACAGCGGCGGCAACTTCGATTGCTACTGGCGGCAACATCACCATCGGCTTCTGTTACAACGCTGGCACCCAAAATACCACCCAATTAGTGGGCTGGGGAACGGGCGTGTGGGGCGGTAACTTTGGCTGGAATGGAAGCGGCGGTACCGTAAACTCGCCCCTCCGCACATGGTCCGCCGATTTGTGGGGTACTGATCTTTTGGTAGTTCCATCCAAGGGTCCGCTCATGTACTGGAATACCAGCGCGGGCATCGTATCACCAATGACCATCGTTACGGCGGCCCCCTCAGTCAACCAGATTGTGCGCGTGGCTTCGGAAGCCCGTCACGTCCTACTCTACGGAACCCACGACGTTAGCGGCAGCTACGATCCGCTTTTGATCCGGTGGTGCAGCCAAGAAGACTTCACAGACTGGACGCCTTCAGGCATCAACAACGCAGGCGACTACCCACTGCCAAGCCGTGGCTCCGAAATCCTTGCGGTCAACCGCGTCAGCGATAAGACCGCGATCCTGACTGACTCGGACCTCTACATCCAATCCTACATTGGCGGCAATGACGTCTTCGGTTTCGTTGCGGCAGGCGAACAATGTGGCGTGATTGCCCGCAACGCGGCCATCGAATACCGGGGCACCCTCTATTGGATGTCAAACAACGGTCAGTTCTACCAATACAATGGTCGCGTCCAGCCACTTCCCTGCACGGTGCTGCGCTTCGTCTATGACAACCTAGATCAAAACAACATAGACAAAATCTACGCAGCAGTCAATTCCACGTTCGACGAAATCATGTGGTTCTATCCGTCCATAAATTCACCCGACGGCGAGAATGACCGCTACGTAATTTACAACACCTCCGAGCGGCACTGGTCTATTGGCACCATGGCCCGCACGGTATGGGAAGACGGCGGCACTTTCAACTATCCGTTAGCCCTCGGCACCGTACCTTCTGACCTTTACTATCAAGAATACGGCTATACGGCAGACACGTCGGCCTTGGCGGCCACTCTTGAAAGCGCCTACTTCGATACGAACGACGGCAACACCATCATGTTCGCCAACAAATTTGCGCCCGACTTCAGCAACATTTCCGACAACACACCCTACAGCGGCACCCTCAATATCTCGTTGCAAGCGCGCAAATATCCGGGCGGCACGGTCACAACCAAAGGCCCCTTCGCCGTGACGGGCACCACCCAGAAAGTATCGACGCGCCTTCGCGGACGGGAGTTTGCCATTCAAATCCAATCCTCGACTTCGTCAAATATGCCGTGGCGTATGGGGAAATTCCGCATGGCTATCGAACCGGACGGCCTACGATGACCCGGCGTATCTCCTCGCGCACCCTTCCGGCGGCCCCCTATGAGTGGGACGAATCCTCCAAGGCTGCCTGGAACGCACTGACAACTGTGCTACAGCAAAGCGACCTTTTTGACCAGGGCCGCCGCACCCGCCCCGAGTTCATAATTCAGGGCACTGTCAGCGCGCCCACCACCCTTGACATGAACAGCCCCTCCGTCACTGTCCTCACCAACGTGGTTGGCAAGCTGCTGCAAGCCCTTAATTCCAGCAACTTCGTTGACGTGAAGTAGGGTTTATTTTCAATGAAATCCATGGTATAATGTCATCGAGAGGCACCTAAATGTCAGAAACCTTCTTCAATCCCGATCTAAAAATAAAGCCTGGAGGCGATGAATACGCCACCATGGGAGGTATTTCTGTGGGTGTGCCAGGAACTCCTACTTATCGCGAACAGCCCATGATACTTCCAGGCGGAGACATCATCTACTCTGACATGGGACCGGGTAGCGGAGGTGCGCCTCCCGCTGGGCCTGTTAACATGGGACCGGAGAGCGGCGGCGGCATGATTCGCTACTTACCCCCTGAAACGAAACCGGGCGGTATCGACTCTATTGGTGATGAGAACTTTTTTAATCCCGATCTAAACGTCGAACCGGGCGGCGATACCTTTAGAACCATGGGGGGCCTCGATGCACTACCCGCCGAAAGCTCGCCCACTTTTGATTTAGGTCAATTTATTGGGTCGGCTGCCCAGCTTGCCCAACTCTATCCGGGTAGCCAGAACCGCCCACAATATACTCCTGGCCTGACTGATCTGCGCTTTACCCGGAGCTTCCAAGGCGTATCTCCCACTGGTAGTGCCTACACGCCATCTGGTGCGGGAGCCGCGCCCGGCCCCGATCCCAACAAGATTGTCTATCAGCAGCCCTTCCCTGAGTATGACAGCGGCAACCTAGACGCCTCGCTTCTAAGCGGTCTGCTTGGCATGGACTGGTCGGGCGCCTACCAAGACTATCTCGACAGACTGGAAGCCGAGGCTCAAGATATTAACATTTCCAATGTCTTCACGCCTACCAACACCAACGTCAATCAGCTTAGCCAAAGCCAATACCAAATTCAGGGCGATGGCTCCTCGAGCAGTTCACAAGATCAATCTGATCGTTTCGACTTTGACGACTCCCTAACTGATGAGGCTCTTGGGGGTGGCCTCGACGATTTTTTTAAGTATGGCCCGGCAGCCCAAAATGCCGCAGAAGGAGCCGCTGCTTACGCTAAGGCTTCCGCAGAAGCTGAACGTAAGCGTGTAGCTGATGAACAAGCCCGCGTGGCTGCCGAACAAGCTAGACTACAGGCAGAGGCAGAGCAGGCCCGCAAACTTGCTGAGCAGCAACGCATCGCGGAAGAACAACGTCAAGCTGCCGAAGAAGCTAAACGTCAAGAAGAACAACGTCGCATTGCTGAAGAGCAATCACGTCAGGCGGAAGCTGCGCGTGAAGCAGAGCGCCAACGTCAACTTGCGGCTGAAGAAGCACAGCGTCAAGCTGCCGCTCAAGCCGAAGCTGAACGTCGTGCAGCAGCCCAAGCCGAAGCAGATCGTCAAGCCGCTGCCGCAGAAGCTGAGCGCCGACGTATAGCTGATATTCAAACTAAGACGGCCCCCGTTGTAAATCAAGCAACAACCAAATTTCAATCTGATATTGCAAACGCAATAAAGCAACGCGACGAAATCAAGAATGCACTTGACGAAGCGACGCGCGTAGTAGGAATGCATAAGGTTGATAAATTTAAACGTCAAAGTTCGCCGCCAATTCCCCAAGAAGTAATTAATGATCTTCAGGCAAGATACACATCTCTTGACAATACCCTTAAGAATTACAACGTCGACGAAATTCTTAAGAACCCGGACTACGCGCGCGAGCAGGCCCTGCAATCAGGCTCTAATGCCCTGCAAGCACTTACTAATCCAAGCAATCCGCCATCCCCTGACACAGTAAACCGCGTACTTTCCAAGGTTGTTGATAGCGGCCTAGCTAATGTGGTTGCCCAAAACATCAGTAAAGAAGGTGCCAAGGCAATCTTACAAGCTGTTGGTGGCGATGCTGCCGTCGAGGCTTATGGCGGTGTGGCGGGGGACCTTGCGGGGCCAGTCGGTGCTGCCCTAGTTTCTTTGGCACAGGGCGACAGCGTAGGCACCGCTGCTGCTGAAGCTGCCAAAGCTTATGTCGTTGCGACTCTTGCTGCAATGCCGGGTGTTGGTCAGGCTATTGCGGCTACCATTGTTCTTGACTCCTTCCTTTCTGACGCCCTTGGCTACAAAAGCCCCATCAATGACGCGGTGGCCGGGGCTGCAAAGAGTGTAGACAAAGCCATTAGCTGGACAGGCAAGCGGGCGATTGGCGGCGATCCAATAGGTGCGATTGGCAGAGCGATTAGCAACCCCATTAGGTCTATTAGCCGCGCCTTTGGTTTTCAAGAGGGCGGCCTAGTTGATTTACCCGGCGATTCCATGTATAATGACAATAGCCAAGGAGTCTTACCTGACATTGAAGGCTACGCGCGCGGGGGCATCATTCCGTTGCCGGGCGGTGGCAAAATCGCCAAGGGACCGGGCGGCGGACTGGACGATCTAATCCCAACTACAATCGACGGTAGACGGGCGGCGGCCCTATCCGACGGTGAGTTCGTGATCCCCGCTGACGTAGTGTCCATGATGGGCGACGGGTCAACCAACGCCGGGTCAAAGCGCCTGTATGATCTAGTCAAGCAGGTACGCCAACACAAGACAGGCACGACCCGGCAGGCAGGCCCACTTCAGGTCGGCAAGATTCTTGAAAGGACTATGAGATGAGTGGCTTTTTTAGTTCCATTTTGGGAGGCGCCCCCGCCACCACGGAAGGTGCCCTTAGCGGCCTTCTTGGTGTAGGCCCGTCGCAAACCTCCCGCATTACGACCCCAACCACTCCCCAGTCCGTTGTCGACACGCGCGAGGAACTGCTTGCCCGCACTCGTGGTTTTGCCGCCGAACCCTTCCAGCCCTACGTCGACGCCCAAGGCAATCCCGTCCCGCGCGTTGCCGAATTCACCCCAGATCAGCAGCGGGCCTTCGAAGCTACGCGCGGTCTTGCCGATCAAGCAGGCGGCTTAAGCGCCCTGACGCCCGGCCTTACAACGCAGGGCATCTCCGCTACTACGGGCCTCGCCACCACCCTGCCCGAAACCGACCTTTCTGGTTACATGTCGCCCTACACGCAGGCGGTCCTCGACCCGGCGATCCGCGACATTGAAGAACGCGCCGCCAAGGAACGTCTCCGTCTCGGCCAGCAAGCGGGCATGCGCGGTTCCTTCGGCGGCTCCCGTCAAGCCATTGCAGAAAGCGAACTTGAGCGCGGCACCCAGCGCAATATCGGTGACATCTCCGCCAAAGAACGCGCCGCCGCCTACAATCAAGCTCTCGATCAGTTCCGCAAAGATCAGGAAAAGATTCCTGCTCTATACGCTTCAGCCCAAGGTCAACTTGGCACGGGCCTTACGCAAACTCAGAACGCCCTCGGCTCCATGGTCAATCCGCTCCTAGCTACGGGCGGCCTCCAGCAAGCGCGTGATCAGGCCGAGCTAGACGTGATGCGCCAGCAGTTCGAAGAAGAGCGTGACTATCCGCTGCGCGGCATTTCGGCCCTGCGTTCTACTCTTGGCCTGCCTTCTGCTACCCTCGGCATCGGCCAGCAGCAAACCGAAACCGCGCCGGGCCGTGACCTCCTCTCCGCTCTTGCTGGCGGCATCATGCAAGGCCCTGCTTTCCTTGATAACCTTCGCTTGCTCGGTCAGCAACTCGGCATCTCCAGTACCCCTTCTTAAGGAACTAATTCCATGGGCGAAACAATGCAACCCTCTTTGCTTGAACAACTGCGGCAACGTCTTCAACAAGATATTGCACCGCCGCAAATGTCTGCGAATGAACGCTTGGCAGCCATGGGGCGCGGTATCCTTTCCAACCGTGGCAGCCTACTTGACAACCTAAGCGCGGGCCTTGCCGCACAAAATCAAGCTATGGCTGCGCGCCGCGAAGAAGCCCGCAAGGCCGCCGAACTCGAAGCCGAAATCGTACGCCGCGACGAAGAGATGCGCCTTAAACAAGAAGAACTCCGCAATCCAGACATCAGTGCGCTGCGCCAAGCCCAAGCTTTCTACTACCGCCAACGCCCCGAAATGGCTGGCGCCGGGGCCGCCAATCGTTCGCGCGTATCTCCTGCTCAGTATGCTACGATGTATAACCAAGCAGAAGAAGCAGCCCGGCGTCAATATCCCGACCCGGCGCCCGGCATGCCAGAACCTGAGTCGGCGCGTCAAGAACGTCTTGCAAATCGGGAACGCTACCGGGACGCGCGTCTCCAGCAACTTTTGGAAGGGGCGGCACAAATTCAAAGTGGGCAACTGCCAACGCCGCAACCAGCGCAGCCGCAGCAAGGTCCCGGCCAGCGCGTACAAGTTCCGCTAACGGGCACACCGCGCTAATGCCCTTATATGAAGTTCCGTTACCTAACGGCACTATCGTAGAAATTGAAGGGCCTCCGGGCGTCGAGCGGCAAGTTCAAGCCCGCGCCCGCGAATACTTTCGGTCTGCGTTCCCCCAAGAATTTGAAAGCTGGCGGCGCACCCAAGTAGGCTTGGGTAGTTCCATTACACAGGGCGCTTCCCGCGCCGTTGACGAATTCCAAGGCCAACTATATTCAGCAGCCGAAGGTCTGGGCCAGTCGCTCAACATGCCGAGCCTTCAGCAATTCGGGCGCGAGGGCCGCATTGAACAGGCGCTGCAAGCTGAAGCTGCCCAGCCCCAAGCTCTTCGCACACCTATCCTAGAATCGCAAGGCCCCGGCGACGTCGGGCGCGCTGCTGCTGAAATCGTCACAGGCTCCCTTCCCCAAACCGCTACCGGAATCGGCGGCGCCCTAGCTGGTGCGCGTCTTGGTGCGCGGGCTGGTGCGCGCGGTGCCCTACTCGGCGGCTTCCTCGGCGCTTCCGGCGCGGGCTACCTTCCTACGGCAGGCGCCAACATCCAACGCAAAGTCGAAGAAGAAGCCAAGCGGCTAGGCGTAACTCCCGCTGAAGTCACACAAATCCCTAACCCCGGCGAATCCTTTATTGCCGCCATCCCGCAAGTCGCCCTTGAAAGCGCCGCTGACATTGCCACCTTGGGCGCAGGTCGTTTCTTGGGGCGCCCTGTCGGTGAAGCAGCAGGTTCACTAGGCCAGCGCCTACTTCGAGGTGCTGGTGTAGGCGCCGCAACCGAACCCCTTGCCGAAGTGCCGCAGGCTGCAATCGAACGCTACCAAGCCGGACTTCCCATCACAGGCCCCGAAGCCAACCGCGAATACTTGGAAGCGGGCCTTGGGGGCGCAATCGCTGGTGGCGTTCTTGGTGGTGCCGCGCGTGGTGCTTTCGGTGCGCGCCCCACACCCGAAGCTGCCCCCGCCCCAGAAGCCGCGCCCGAACCTGCGCCCGTGCCCCGTGGGTCAGTGCCTGCCGTTGGCGTTGCCCCCACGCCGCCCGTAGCAGAAGCCGCACCAACGCCCGAACCTGCACCCGCGCCGCGTTTCGAGCCACTTACTATGCCGACGCGCCCGGAACCGTTAGCTTCTGTCGATCAGGTCGAAGCCTTCCTAGCCGAGAACCCGCGCTTCACACCACCTGTCCCGCTCGCCACACCTGAAGCTACCGTGGCCTTCGTCAATGCTGCGCGCGTAGCTGACTGGCAGCAAGCTTCAACCGACATGCGCCAGCGGGCCATTGACGAATTCGTTGCCAAGCCCGCGCAGGAAGCAGACGCAGAGACGGTAGCCCCGTCCAGCCGCCAAGCTCAAGCCTCTGACTTCATTAGCAATCTTGCGGAAAACGCGCAACTTGCCAACGTCAATCTAAACTCCTTCACGCCTGCTGACGTTGCTCGCGCCGCTCTCGGTGCCCGCGATCTCGACCCTGGCCGCCCTTCGCGCGCCGAACAGAAAGCCGTATCCGAACAACTCAACGCGCTTGCCGACGCGGGCTTCCTTCGCAAATTATCGCCCAAAACTTTTGCAGTCGCCACCGAACCCGTCGCTCCCGCACCACCTACGCAGACTGACGTACAGCAGGAAATCGCTGCCTTCAACGAACAGCTTGCGACTGGGACTCTAACACCTGAAACCATGCAGCGCATGGGGGCCGAAGTTCCCGCCGCGCCAATCCAACCGCAAGACGAAGCTGCCCTGTGGCGCGGCTATTCCTTGAACGCTGGTCCGCAGGCGCGCAGTCCCTTCGTAGCGCAGGCTCGCAACATCGCGGCCATTCGCCAGCGCCCCTTCACACGGCCTGAGTTCATTGACTTCGCGCAACAATCCAGCGCGGCAGCTACACCCGAAGCGCGCGACCAAGTCTATAACGATTTCATCAATCGCCGCCAAGCCCCCACCCAAGCCGCCGCTCCACAACCTGCACCCACGCCTGCTGGTGATACGCCTGCTGCTGCTGCCGCTGCTGCTGATCCGCAATCGGGCGCAGGCAAGACTACCGATACGGTAGAAGAGGCGCTGTTTTCCCCGCCAGATAATGCCCCAATCAAGAACCTTCAAGCTTCTCTTGATAAGCAGATTGTCGATGGTTTCCGGGGCGGATTTATGGGTAAGTGGTTTGCTTCTCCCATTGCAACTTACAGCAAGAATCCCATATACAAAGGATCGGCGGACCAACTGGACCGCTTCTATGTTCGCAACCACCAAGCCTTGACACAGTCTACGGAGGCATACGAACCTGCGTTACGTTTGTCTGCCGAGTCGCAGGCCCGCATTGCCCTGACATTGCAAGACGCCCGCAGCAAACAGCAGATGTGGGATCGTTCTGCTTTCACGCCCGAAGAAAACGCGGCGATGGACGGCATCCTCCGTAGCTTTCAAAGCCTGTTTAACTTTTATGTTGATTCGTCTACAGCAAGCTATTTCAACCCAGCGTTGGCAAAGACTGCCGAAGATCGTGCGCGCCTTGAGGCTTTCCAGCGCAAGAAGGGCGACCGCCTTATCGGACAGATGCCTGATGAAGAAGTCAGGGCAGCCTCACCCATTGGCCACCAAGAAGTAAAGCGTTATGAAAGGCGGCGCGATGCGTTCTTCTTCCCGCAAATCGCCCAGGGCAGCCACTTCGTTGCCGCTTACGAGAAACTGCCCGGCAACAAGAAGCGTCTAGTCCGCATCTACTTCTACGATCCCGCGCGCAATATCCGCAAAGTTAGGCAAACTGTTGGATTGCAGCGCAACTTCGAAGATATTGCTGTCAAACGCCTGCGTGAAGAGTTCCCTGACAGCAAACGCTTCTATATCATGGAGCGGGGCATGGAAGCTACGCGGGACGAAAACGCCAATAACCTTCGTCGTGATGGTGACTTCATTGCCCAGTGGCTACAAGAACTGAGCAAGGTCAGTGGCGCCGAAGCCAAGCAAGTCATTGACCGCATGACCAAAGAAATTAAGAAGGCGCAGATGGAACGGATGTTCCGCCCTAACAACGACTTGCTGCGGGCCGTCACCCCTGAGAACGCGACCGACTACATCCGCGACACAGTACCTAACTACATCATAGCAGCCAGTAAGTTGCAGGCCCGTGAAGCCGTCCGCGATGACTTCAACAATTCACTAGATGGGTATAGCAACGAAGAAAAGCAATACTGGAACGACACTTTTAATTACGCATCCACCCCGACGGAAGCTTTCGGTACGGGACGCGCGCTTGCCTTCCTCTGGTTCCTAGGCTTCAACTTCAGTACCGCCGTCATTCAGTTTACGCAGAACCCGACCGTGATGGTGCCGCGCCTGCTTCGTGACGGAGCCGGGGCCAGCGCCCTGCGCTACTCGGCGTCTGCTGCCAAAGATGTATACGGCACACTCGACGTAATGAAATCCCTGGGCAAGGAACTTGACTATACCAAGAAGTTAATTGACCGGGGCGTATTGACTGCCGACGAAGTCACTGCTTTGAGGCGGGCCGTGAAGGACGGTCGCATCAATCCAGTGCAAGCCGTTGAACTTCGCAGCACCTTCTCCGCTGATGAAATGCGTAAGGCTGGCATTGCCGACAAGTCCGCTACGACCTTCGCCAAGAACGCCAACAAGATACTTGATTTGTCGGGCAAAATGCTTTCGGCAGTTGACGAAACCAACCGCGTGACTGCGTTCTTAGCAGCTTACCGTCTTGCGAAAGCGCGCCCCGAAGTGATGGCCCGCGCCAGCAAACTCGACAACCGCAATTACGCTACGCCCTACGACTACGCTGAAGGCGTCACAAGCGACACGAACTTCCGCAGCACCAAAGAAGACCGTGCCCTGATCCAACGCTTCCACCCCATTGCTGAAGCCGCCACCCAGTTCCAAGGTCCCGTCTTTAAGATACTGGAACTATACACTAGAAGCGCGGCCCAGACAATTCGCGGCCTGCGCCAAAGCGACCCTGTCATGGCCAAGGCGGGCGCCATCCAATTTGCTGCCATGCTTTCAACCCAAGTGGCGCTGGCTGGTATATGGTCGCTGCCACTGGCAGAACGCATCCGCGAACTTGCCGAATTCATTCTGAAACTAGCATTTGAAAACGCTACCGACTTCGAACAAGAACTGGAACGCGCCCTCGGCAACGGCTTCCTAGCGTCCATGTTCAGCTATGGCTTGCCCCACGCTTCCGGTACCTTGAGCTTGAACTCGCGCCTTAAGATCGACCCGCTACCCCAAGGCTCCGTTTCTGATTGGGATGTTCTTTCGTTCTTCGGTCCCGTAGGCGGGCTTGCAAGCAAAGCCGTAGATACATTCCAAGCCTGGAAGAAAGGCGACCCATGGGGAGCAATGGTTTCGTTCATGCCTAACGCTTTGGCAAATATTGCCAAGGGTGCGGAGATTGCAGTCAACAAAGAACAGTGGACGCGCGGCGGCGAACGCATGATTTCCCCCGCAGACGTCGATAAGGCATCACAGACAGGCTTCCTACCTCCGGCAATTCAACAGGCAATTGGTTTTGTGCCGCCTGAGTTTGCTGACATCCGGCGCGGGGCTACCCGCGTAGACGAATTGCGCCGCATAAACCGCGACCCAACTGAACGCGCCAACCTAGAGCTTTCCCGCCTTCTGCTGCGGGCTTTGGAAGCGCGGGCAGCCGGGCGTGAACAAGACGTCGAACGCTTCTACAGAGAATACCAAAAGCGGTTCGCTGAAATTGACCAACAGCAAGAAAGCAAACCTGTTGCCCAGCGCGTAAACCTGAACCCGCAAGCTATCCTTGATCGGGCGCAGAAAGACTACGCTGGCCGGGGCAACCCCGCCGTGCTTACCCGCCAGACCCGCGTTCCTGCCCGTGAAGAAGCTGCACGGATTGCCGAGGAAGCCCGCTGGCGCGAGCGTCAGTGACCTAACTAACTTGTTGACAAAACGCGGGAAGACTATTATCCTAGCGGCATGTCAAAGTTTGCCTACTACATTGGCGTAGACCACCGCGAACCGGATGCACTGCGAGTTACCGAGGCGTCTGTCCGTGCCTACGCCAGCAAGCCTGTCGAAGTGAAACGCTTAGAACACATCGACTTGCGCCGCCGCCAACTCTTCGACCGTCCATGGCGTATCAACGAAGACGGCACTTACACCGACGAGCGAGACGGCAAGCCATTCAGTGTACAGTTCTCCCACACCCGTTTCCTCACGCCCATCGTCGCCAAGCTTGACGGCGTCACTGACTGGGCGCTCTTCACGGATTGCGACTGGCTCTGGCTCAATGACATCCATAAGATTCTCCAAGAAGCTGATAGCAGCAAGACGGTGATGGTGGTACCACATCGCTTCGAACCTGACAAGACCGTCAAGATGGATGGCCAAGTCCAATCCCGCTACAAGCGGAAGATGTGGTCGGCCCTCATGCTTTGGAACCTGAAGTCCAACAAGCTGCCCACCGTCGAGATGGTGAACGAAGCCAGCGGCAACCACCTCCACACCTTCGGCTGGCTGCAAGACAACGACATCGGCTATCTGTCTGAACGCTGGCATTGGATTCCCAACTACAGCCCGACGACGGAAGCTGCCCAGGCCGCCGAAGATCAGAACCGCCCCATTCCGGTGGATGCTGTTCACTTCACATTCGGGCCGCCTGTGCCGGGCATGACCAATCGGGAGCCAACTCCCTTCGATAACTTCTGGACCAACGAACTCACGGACGCTTACAATGCACGCTAAGATCATCACGACCATTGGCCCCAAAGGTTGGGAAACCTACGGACGCCGCTTCGCAGAATCCTATCGCAAGTTCTGGCCTGCTGACATCCCCCTGGAGATTTGGCACCACGACCTGGACGGTAACGTCCCGTCATTCGAGGGCGTCACCTTCCGTGCATTGGAAGACACGGCTTCCTTCCATAAGCTCAAGGCGCGACTGGGTAGCGAAGCCAAAGACGGCCCGTCCCTCCAGTACTGCTTCAAGGCTGTAGCTCTGGCTTCCTCGGTAACGCCGGAACTTGACTGGATTGGGTTCATCGACGCTGACACGGAAGCTATGCGGCACGTCGACTCCCAATTGCTGGAGCAGCTTTTTGACGATAACGTCCATCTCACCTACCTCTACCGTAAGTCTGTTGCGGAAAGCGAAGGCTCATGGTTCGCATTTAATTTGGCGACTGTCAAGGGCGCATCACTGCTGGCCGACTACTGGGGCCTGTACGATTCCTTCGAAGCCTTCCACTACAAGAAAGCCCACGACAACGCAGTCCTTGACCGCCTAGTCCTGTTGCATCGCGCCCACGGTCTTCTGGTGAAGGACCTGTCGCCGGGCGCCTTGGGTTTAGATGCGTTCCATCAATCGACCCTAGGCGCCTATATGATCCACTACAAGGGACCGGACAAACAGACCATCGCCAACCCGGCACTGGGCGCCCCGGCCCGCTACGAAACGCTGTGCGAATTGCTGACCGCTTCCATCAAGGCGACAGGCAAAGCCAACATCGTTGAAGTCGGCACATGGAATGGTAGCCGCGCCATCCACATGGCCGAGTGCGCCTTCGCTTCCGGCGCCACCCAAGTATCCTACGTGGGCTTCGACACCTTCGAAGAAGGCAACGACCGCCACTACGAAGGCCACACCAAACCACACGCCAACTCCTGGCTGGTGGGCAATCGCCTTAACAATTACAGCCGACTCATGTCCCGCAAGGGCTTGACTTTTGACTACACTCTGATAAAAGGTAACACTCTTGAAACCCTGCCCAAGTCTGGGCAAGTAGTAAAGGAAGCCTCCTTCGCCTACATTGACGGCGGCCACTCCTACGAAACCACCAAGTCAGACTACCACCACCTGATGCACGTCCCCTATGTGGTGTTCGACGATGTGATTGCCCAGCCTGAAGAAGGCGCGCCCGAAGGCCCCATCCGCACTTGGACGGAAGCCGAAGGCCAGAAGCGCATGATCACTAGCGGCGACGGCTACGCTGGCCTGAAGCAAACCATTTCCTTTGGGCTTGTGGTGCGGCCCGGCTTCCCAATGCCAGACCTCCGCACCCGCATCCAAGTCAAGCCCGTCGATTCCGTCGACAAGGGCGAGCAGCTTCAGCACATTGCTGAAAACGGGAAGGCCCTCCAAAAGTGGATTGGCAACTATCAGGCCCACACCAAGACCGCGATCTTCGTTAGCGCCGGGCCTACCATTCCCCAGTACCTTGATGAAATCAAACGCAGGCAAGCTGAGGGCGCCACTGTCTTCACCGTCAAGCATGCCTTCCCTACCCTGAAGAAAGCGGGCATCACCCCTGACTGGACCGTGATCCTGGACCCACGTCCAATCGACGGCAAGTCCACGCACGGCATTATCAGAACCGACTTGTTCGCTGGCGCCGGGCCGGAAGATAAGTTCCTGTTTGCAACGATGACCCACCCGTCAGTACGCACCTATCTGGAAGGGAAGGGCGCCCAACTCTATGGCTGGCACGCACACACTAACGCCACGCTACAGGCCCGGCCCCCGGCCTTCGACATTGGCACGGTAGTTATGGGCGGCACTTGCTCCGCCACCCGTATCCCAATGCTGGCTTTCGTGATGGGCTTCCGGCGCTTTGACTTCTACGGCTACGACTTCTTCTACCCAGAAGAAACCAAGCAGGACGACGTGAAGCAATCCTTCATGAAGGTGACGCTGGGCGCCGACCAGAAATCCTACCTGACTACGGGCGAACTGGTCGCCGCTATGCAGGACCTAGGTCAGTGGAACAAGTGGCTAGTAGAAAACCGCATCAACGTCACGTTCCATGGCGAAGGCGCGGGCGCGGCGATCTGGGAACAGACCGTCAACAACTACACTGCACCAACGGAGTATCCGTTCTAACGGAACCGCTTGGCTAACTTGGCGGCGGAGGCGGGTTGCTTTGAGAATTGCTTACCCGCTTTTGTCGCCTTCCTTTTGGCAGCAGACGACGCAGCATACGTACTAGCTGGCATAGCTTTGATTGCAGCTTCTGGTAGATAGCGTTCACCTGTAGCTCCCGGTCCTTGGGTTGATGGCTTACCAGACTTGGTTCGCCACTTTTGTTTCGTCCAATCAACAAGCGATTTCTGTGGGGCCTTCATGACTTGTAGCCGCCGCCCTTAGCAGCGTATTCCTTAGCGAGCATTTGGGCTTTCCTGGCGCTCCAAGTTTGGGGCTTCCCGCCTTTGCCTCCAGCTTTGATCTTTTCGAACAACGCTTTCCGCATACCCGGCTTAGTGTAATTGCCTGCTTCGTTGACGCGGGATGGGGTCTTAGCCACGCTTCATCAGGCAGCCGCCTGCCTTCTTACAAGCAGCCGGATTGGGGCAGCCCTTGCACGGCACGAACCCACCCTTCTGCATCTTCACGGCCTTCTTTTTCATCGGCCCTTGCGTAACCTGCTTCGACATATTAGAACGCATCATAGCCATCACTTACATCCTTTCGCCATGCCACCTTTGGCATACATTGCACGACCGCCGCCCATCATCTTCTTGACAGGCTTGGCCGCAACCTTACCGCCCTTCATCATCTTCTTGGGCGCGGGCACCTTGCCACCAGACTTCATCTTCTTGGCCGGGGACTTGATAGCGCCGCCCTTCTTGAAGCCAGACGAACGCATGCGTTCCTTCTCGGCACCTGTCAGCGGCCCGCTATCCATGCCAGCTTCCATGCGGCCAGCCTTGCGCTCCTTGTCGGAGATTGGCTCGCGCGCACGTTCACGACGCATCACATCTTCGGCCATTTCCGCACGACCCTCTTGGGCCTTGGGAGATTGCATGCCCTGACGAATCGGGCCGCCTTCACGGTACTTCATAACCTTGCCACCTTTCTTCATCATGGTCTTGGACTTGATTTGGCCGCCCTTTTTGAAGCCAAGGGTGCGGCCAAGCTCACGAATGTCTTCGCGGAAGTTGCCAGTGCTGGGGCGGCCTTCGCCCGTTTCGTTGGTGCGACGAATACCCAGGCGCTCGAAGAACCCACGCTCGGGCTGTTCATAGCCACCCTTCATCATGTCACTCAAAACAGCACCAAGAGCTATACGCTCAAGCTCACGCTGGTTCAGGGCATCAGCTTCAGATTGTGACGGACGACGCGCAGGCTGCTGACGGGTACGGGGACGCTGCACTTCTTCGTACGGAGGCGGCTCCATGTCCGGCAAATTATTAGGAATCGGCATCGAAGGGCGAGCCGGACCCTCGTCAGGACCCGTGTCGGGTGTGCGCGCAGGCATGGAACGGTACGCACGGCGGGCGGCATCGCCTAGGCGCATCGCTCCTTCAGCAGCACGGCCAATTGCAGCACCCCGTCCGCTTCCCATGGCGCGAGCCATCGGGCTTTGCATCGCACCGCGCATGGCTTCGGCAGCGCCGGGCGGCACACGGATGCTGGGCATACCTTCGCGGCGGACAGCAGGCAGGTTTTCGCCACGGGGTGAGGCGACTTCGCGGCCACCGGATGGAGCGGGCGGACCACCACGGCCACCACCTTCAGGCGCGGCAGGCAGACGCTCTTGGTAGGGAACCACCGACCGCGTTGACGGAGTCATTGACGGGCCGGATGCTTGACCTGCGCGGCGCGCGGCTTCTGCTTCACGGGCGCGGCGGCCTACATTCAAACGCCTACGGGCTACGTCGCGGGGGTCTTCGCCTGGGCGACCAATATCATCAGCCATTTACTTTCTCCTAGATTTCTTGTTAAGAGTTACTTGGCCGCCACGGCGCATAGCAGTGCGTTGTCTTGCTGCCGCTGGCCCTTTAGATACATCGAATTGCTCAGGCGTAAAACGCATTTGCATGCGAGTCTGCGCGAACTTGGGGAACTGATCTTCGACCTGACCAGATTGATTTGGAAGCGGCAAATACTCAGGCGTCTTACGTTGCGGCGCCTCTTCCTGCTGGTTGCGCGTCTGACTTGCAGTCCGCGTTGAAGTTGATGTGCGGGTAACTGATCCGCCCGTCGCATACTTCTGGGGCTTAGGTTTGCCAGCTTGGCGGAGGGAGATGGCAACGGCCTGTTTGACGGCGGCCTTCTTGTTGGCTGGCTTTGAAGTGCCAATGCGCCCGCTCTTGGTGTAGTCTTCAACCAGAGTGCGGATGTTTGCGCTGACGGTCTTTTGGGAAGAACCCTTCTTAAGCGGCATGCAAAGCTTCCTTTTCAGTTTCGTCTACGCGGCGCAGCCAGCCCTTGCCAAATACAGGAAAGGTCTTCAAGCTTTTGTAGAAGTCACGGCGCGCCTCGGATACCTTAGCAATGAAGTCGCGGGGGTCTATGGCATTGATGGCGGCCATACTCTTAGGCCCAAGCGCCCCGTCTTCTGCAACGCCTGCCGCCCGCTGCATTAGCTTGGCTGCCCGGCCCACACCTTTGTTGACTGCCATGTCGAAGGCCAACAGGTCGACGCCCGGCTTCAGTTCGTCACAGCGTACCGCATCCCAGTACTTAGTCTTATAGATGGCGTGAAGGTCGGCATCCGAAATGGCGCGAAGTTCTTCCTTGGCCATCGCCCGGCCCTTGAATTCTGAGAAGCTGGCCAAGGTCACGCCCTTCATAGTGGCGCCGCCCGGATCATCCCTGTGGTCGCTCCACAGCCCCTCGTGCTTCAGAATCAAAGCCAACGACTTGTCGAAATTCTCTTTCACTTGCTGGCCATCCTATTCATAGCTTCAGTCTTTTCTTTGGAACCCGCGCTGCTGCCAAAGTAATAGGCCATAATACCGCCCCAGGCGGTGCCAAGGGTGCCTAGCATCACAAGCATGGCCTCAGACCCACCCGTGGTTGGAAGACCATGGGTTAGCATGTAGAACAGAACACCAAAATAACCAGTCGTAACCGACCAAGCCAGGATGCGAGGGGTCCAGTCTTTGGTTTTGATTTCCCGGTTGCGCGCCGAGTTACGGTCTTCGTTGGCGATCCGCTCCAGATCAATGTCCAGTTCGCGCATGCGTACAGCAAAGTCTTGCTCGGCATTCTTCAGGGCAAGCAGTTGCTCGGGCGTAGCTTTGGCCGCAGCTTCCACAAGTTCCGTCTCAGTACCGTCGGGCTTTCCCAGCAGAGCTTCAGAGATGGCGCGGGTAGCCATGCCAGCCAGCGGACCACCGACGGCAGACGCAATAGTGGGCGCAACAGTGCGAACTAAATTAAGGAGCGCGTCCAACTTATTTCTCCAGTACAAACGTCAAGTTCGGGTGACGGGGATACGTCACAGTGCGTTCGCCTTCGGGGCACTTGTAACGGATCGTCGCTAGAAGGGTTGCCCTACCGGGCGCAATGGTATCTTTGTCTGCAATATCAAGCATGTAGGTGAAGGTATCAATTTTGGGGCCAGCGGGGCCTGTAAAGCGGGTCATGCTGGGGGCGGCTTCATGAATGACGCTGGCACTGTCGCGGATCGTAACCTTGAAATCCTCGACTGAGCAGTCGTCGCGTTTCTTGATGCGGGCCACAGTGACAGCCACAGGCTGGCCGATCTTGGTATCAACGATCCTGAAATGCTCCGGCGCCCACGCAATAATCTCGTTCTTGAACCAGCCAAACTTTTCACCCGCAGAATAGCCACCGACCGCCAACGCGAAAGCAGCCGTAAAGAACTGAACAACAGGCGTGATCTTAGGTAGCTCCACGACACGGCCTTAACAGTTCCAGGCCCGCAGGCTTTTGTTGATGCGGGAGTTGGGATCATTGGCCGTCTTGGCGCTGGTCAACTTCTTCTTCATGCCCTTCATGCGGGCGCAAAAGGAATCGCGGCGCGGGCCACCCTCTGGTTGGGGAGCCTTCAAGCCGGGCTTGCCGGGGTTCGCACGATTGTAGGAGGCACGGCCTTTGGCATTGAGTCCACCAGCGGGATTCTTACCTTCGGCCCGTTGCCATGCTGGGGTCTTGGCCATGCCTCCATTATACTACAGTTAGTTCAATCTTTCAAGACTGATAGACTCGACGTCGAACTCGCCGGGCGCGTAGAAATGTAACAAATGTACACCATTCCACCATAACTTCTTGGCTGCCTTGGCATAGGAGAAGTCCCCCTTCGGGTCGACGAAGCACCCGGCCACTAGGGCGTGGAGCTTGGAGCCGTCGGCCTTGGTGCGGGTGGCCGTCGACAGGAGATGGGAGTGCCCGCAAATGCAGGAGGCGTGCTGAGATTTCAGCAGGTTATTGGCGTGGTGTTCGCCGCCTTGCGGGCGCCCCATTACCCCGCTCACGAAGTAGTGTTGAAAGACTGCACCCATGAGTGTAACAGGTTTCAGGAAGGGGTGGAACTTCACGTTCGCTTGCGGTCGGTAGTTCTTCAGCAGTTGCTGGACAGTTTGCGGAAAGCCCGAAGTCAGCAGGCGGTTGTCGGACTTCATCCATTTGTTATAGCGATCCTCGTGATTGCCTTCGATGAAATGGATTTCCGCCTTGCCGTAGGCGTGGGCTATGGAGACGATCCAATCAAGGGCTTCAAGCCCGGCCTGGATGTCGTCGCTAAGGGAACGCTTGTACCAGTCGGGGGAGTCCATGTCGTGGGTGCAGAGGGAAGCGAAGTCCCACAGGTCGCCAATGTGGACGATCTTGTCAAGTGTGGCGTTACGCTTATCAAGGTAAGCCATCAGTTTGCCGAAGCGTTCAAGGCTGTCGCCCGGCATGGCGTGGGTGTCTGGGATTAGCAGCACCGTCTGGGGCTTGAACTTACTTGTCATGAACTGGCAGTTCCCTTCAGTTCCCTTGTGTTATCGGAAATGTAATCGGGGGTGTAGCCAGCAAGGGGGCGGTCGTCACGCAACCAAACACCGCTATGGGCATCCATCAGAATGCACAGATTGGCAGCGGCATGGGCTAGGTGTTGGAGCTTCGTTTCGGGATCACAGTCTTGACCATCCCACCACGCCATCAGGTGACGCATGGCAGCGTCGTAGTAGGTGGAGGCGGAGACGGAGTCTTTGCGCCAATTCATCGGGCCATACTTCGCCGCGCCTGCCGCCATGACTTCTCCAATGGCAAAGATGGGAACGGGTGGCACGTTGCTCAAGCCGGGTTTCGCCAGACCGTATTGGGTTTTGGGGTTGGTGTCCATCACAGCCCCCAAATCATAGCAAGGACCGCAACAACCGCGCTAAGTAGGGTGCAGGTTGCAGCAGTCATGCCGAGACGGTCGATCCAATTCAAGGGCGAATCATAAGTGACGAATTGCGAAGTCACGAAAGCCACCACGGCAAACAAGATGCAGGCTGTTGCGCTGATTTGGGATATGATCATGTCAGACTCCTGTCGAACCGAGGCCACCAGCCCCGCGCTCTGTGGTTGTAAGGTCAGATACTTCTGCAACTTCTAGTTGTGGCAGGGGGAGGATCATCAACTGAGCGATACGCATTCCCTGTTCGATCATAATGATGTCGGGCGACGGCCACTGCGGGGAGAAGGGCAGGCGCCCCAAGATAACCTTCAGTTCGCCACGGTAATCTTCGTCAATGACGCCGGGCGCGTTGATTACGTGGATGCCTTCCTTGGCGGCAAGACCAGAGCGGGAGCAGACTAAGCCGACGTGACCGGGGGGTAGCTCGATGGCGATGCCAGTGCCGACGGTGCGCCGGGTCCGCATGTCGTCAAGCCATTGGGCTTCGTCTGCGTATAGGTCGAAGCAGGCAGCACCGGAGGTGGCGCGGGTGGGGATGATGGCGGTGTCGGTAAGCCGCTTGAACTTTATGGTCGGTAGTATCGTCATAATCCTTTCTTGTAGAGAATCTACACGGGATGCGAATTTGATTGGACTACCCATTCTGTTCTCCTTCGTTAACTAAAGTCCTAACCATTGGCATTCCTTGTACTTGGTTGGAGGAATATCTTCAAGCTTATATATACTAAAAGGTTTCTTATGGGAAGAAGTTTTTGCGTTCTTGTAGACTTGCAAATAAGATAAGGTGGCATTGGGATAGATTGCCTGGACGATGGGGCCATAAAATTCCATCAGCTTTTTGCGGACGGGGCGCATCCATGACAGTTTGATTTCGACTATGCAGATGTGGTCGTCTGCCAACCAGACCAGGGCATCAGGCTGGCAGACACCGCTACGCCGGGGCGTCTTGTAGTAAAGCCAAGGCGATATGTCGATGCGCGGGTATAGGGCAGTCAGTCGCTTGTGGACTGCGCGCTCGAAGGAGATACCCGCCTGCTGTGCTTTAGTGCGTTTCTGCTGGGGGAACTGGGGAATGTAGTCAGCATGACGCGCTACAACAGGCGAGCCTAGTTTCATCCGCCGTTAAGATTCCTGAAGAAAGAGTTTTCCAGCACCTTGATAAGCAAGGCAAAGTCGCGGGCTTCGATAGGGGACGACAGCACCCGGCATTCGGTGTCGGTGCCGTTGGGTGCGTCCATGCTGAAGCTACACACGAAGTTACGAATGGCATGTTTGTTTTCGAGCATGAACTCCACCATGTCCGTGATGGACTGGATCAGTTCGGTTTGCTCTGGCGTGAAGTCGGCGGTCACAATCTCTGGCTGCGCTGGCTTAGCGGAAGTGATTACCCGGAAGGGCACTACGTTTTCATTCGACACTGTATCCACTCCTTGCGTTTGATACGGTTTGCACAATGTTAGAACGGATGACCCAGATGTTGGTTCCGTTCGAGGGGTCGATTGCCTTCTCAAGCCACACGCGGACGATGTAGCCGCGCTTCCGCCACCAGTTCTTGATGTCGGCCATGAGCTTGTAGTTGGCTGCTCGATCACTTAGGTAGTCATGCTTTGCCATTGGACCTCCATTTCTTCAGGCCCCCCGGATTGCTGGTGCTGGCCTTACCCCAGTTATATCCGATTTCCACATCGAATGGAATAACTATTTCGCGTTCTATTCCCTTGATGTCTTTGATCGGAAACGGAAAGTTAAGGCAGTCAAGAACTTCTGGCAGCAACTGGTCGGCCTTGTCAATGCGGACCTGACCAAGCACGGCATCGTGTAAGTTCAGTAGTATCTGGACGTCGGCGCCGGGCTTACCTTCGAAGCGTTCCCACAAACGGTAGATGCCCACGTTCATCAGAACGCCGACACAGTGCTGGGGTACGAAGGCAATGGCTTCGCGCAGGGTAGCATCGTCCCAGCGGCGGGACCAGAAGGTGCGGCGTATGCCAAAGGGACTGACCAGATAGCCCTTGGTCTGTAGCTCATGGGCTACCCACACATGCCAGTCGCTGATGCCAGGAAACCGCTTGAAGTACTGCGCTTGGAAGGCTTCGGCAACGGCAGTCTCCACCTTCATCTGCTGTGCCAGAGTAAAGGGCTTTCCATAGTAGTTACTTCCGTGGGCGCCCCGCTTCGTGATGTCACGATATGAATAGCCACGGTAGTACTCACGTTCAGCCAACTCGCGTTCAGGCGGGAAGCCAAAGACCATGGAAGCGACCATTGTGTGTGAGTCACCACCTTCAACTGCGGCGATGTAGTTTTCATCTCCCGAAAGATACGCAACAATCCGCGCTTCTGCGCCCTGTTGATCAGAATAGAATAGTACGTAGCCGGGGTCCGCGACAAAGCAGGTGCGCGCTTCTTTCGGTATGTTCTGAAGGTTACTCCCGATACGGAACGGATGTTCACTAGACGAAAGTCGGAACGTCTCAGTCCCCGCAATATTGAACGAAGCGTGGAAGCGATTGGTTGGCGACAGCTTCTTGGAAAGGAATTCAATCTGCTTTTCAAGGTCGCGGATGCGGAGGATGTGGTTGGCGAAGAAGGCGCCGCGTGGGTATTCGCGGGTGATGCGTTCAAGGATTTCACGGTCTGCTCCTACTTTGGTTTCCCCCTTCTTGGATTTGGTTTGCTCGGGGATGGCAAGGAATTCGTAGAACAGGGTGGTAAGCTGGGGCGTGGAGTTGTGATTGATGGTCGTACCCCACAATGCTTCACACACTAGATCGAAGTTGGCTTGCACCTTGTCGGCGCGGAGGCGCAGCCCTTCGACTAGACGGTCGCGCCGTTCGGTGTCGATCTGTACGCCACGTCGCATCATGGTAAGGATGGGACCCAGCATCAGTTCGCTGTAGCGGTAGGTTGTCGCGGCCCAGTCAGGCAAAAGGCCCTCATCATATATTTCTTTGAGGGCCATTGTCTGCATGGTATCGAGCGAGTTGTAAACTATCTCCTGCGTTTCAGGAGTCGGGGTCAGGTCCGTCAGTATCTTCATGCGGCTCGCCTTTCAGGAACGTGTTTCGCATACGCGACAGGAGGTGCAGAGTCAAGGGCGGTCCTTCGTAGGACTTGGCAAAGCGCCTGACGCGGGTGGGGTCTAGGTCGGCGGCCAAGCAGACTTCGTCAAAGTTCTGGGCGGTCGTGCCAAACTCTGCCGTAAGCCATGCATGGGCCTGCCGTTTGTTGACGTGAGCAACAGGCGTCTTGGGTTCGGACGTAGCGTCAATCAACGCTTGAATAATCACGCTCGCCCATAGGCGCCGGATACTCGCATCATCTTCAGTCATTTGTAATTCAGTTTCATTTAAACGTGTTACCTTTCCGTATGTTTTCTGTGGCTTCTATCACTTGCAAATTCCAAGGGACATGAAGCCCGCAGACTAGTGCATTGCTTAATGGTACTATGTGATCAACATGATACGATATTCCTATGGTATCTGTCAAGTGTTTAGCTATTAGATAGAATGCTTTTAATTGAAGTTTATCAACCCATTTAGGGCAAGCTTGTTTCTTTATAGCTCTCCGCCTATTTACCCTTTCTAAATTGTTTATTGGATTTTTATTAGACCACTCACGAGAAGCTTGTCTGCACTTTTCTCTATTGTTATTTTGCCATTCACGTTGGCGCTGTTTTCTTTTATTGTCGGTTTTCCAACGCGATCTGCTTTGTTCATTTATAGATTGCCTGTTTTGTTTAGAATACTCACGCGACCAAACAGCGTGGCAAGTGTGGCACTGTCCGGTTTTACTATACCGAATCTTGGTGCCACACTTCTTACAGGGATTTTGGCTTGTATAAAACATGATTCCCTGTTGTAAAGATTCTTTTCTAGTCAACACTTCCAGCCTTATTAAACTCTTTCTTAGCTTTTGTACGAAGGTGTTTCCAAGCCCTGGTCGGTATGTGCATTGATGCTAGAAAACCTAAAGATTTTTCCCACTCTGGTTGCCACGCATGGTGCCTAAGCATGGTATCAAATATGGGTCCCTTGGGTTTAATACCATACGCATCAAGGTAAGTCAAATCGAAGGTGGCATTGTGGAATCCCCAACCTAGGTCGGGGCGCTGCGCCAGATACCAAAGCCACAACCAGATGTCGCGTTCGTTCTGCTCTGACCAAATGCTTTCGTATGCACGATCTTCTAGCTGCACATAAAGACATTCGGTTGAGGAGGTGGCGACCGAGAACTCCGTGATGCGGCAAGCCTTGTTGGTTTCTACATCGAATACGATTTCGTCTTTGATGTAGCGGGTGGCGAAGTCGTATAGGTCGGCTACGTTTTCGGGTAGGAATATAGTCCGGTCCTTGTGGGCCAGACGCTGCTTGACTTTACGCATGGCGGATACGACCACGGGCCGCTCGGCCCAAGCCATGCGCGCAAAGATGGTGGGCGAATACGAAGGCACCACTTGCAAGCCCTTGACAAAGGGACTGTCGATATGTGTGCCACGGAAAGTATCCAGCTTGGTTTCGCCCGTCAGGCAGAACATAGCGTGTTGCCCTAGGGTCAGGGCCATGTCGTAGCCTTGCAGGTCAGCGCGTAGCTTGGCACGGTCAGCTTCTGCCAGTTGCGTGAGGGGGCCGCCCGGCTTGTTGCCGACGAATAGCGTGGGCCACTTGGCAGTATAGGCGCGGAAGGCAGTGAAGGTGCCGGAAGGCACAAGCCCCGCAGCACCTAACAGTTCTTGCGTAACCTTCCACTCCCACTCTGATAGGGGGTGGCCAGTCATTGCGTCAACGGAAGGCCAATCAAGTACCAGGGCGATCTTCAAGGGGAAGCTCCATCTGCATGGGGTCTGGCATACGATTGACAACAGGTATGTTTTTCCAATCACCATGTTTGTCTTGGTATTGAATAGCATACTTCGAAGGGTAGGGTATGCCTTCTTCGTTGCGGCTCCACTCTTGAAGAACGCGCAGGGTAGGCACGGTGTTGCGGCACATCAGAGTGGCGTCTCCGATTTGTAAGAGGCGAGGTCGAGGGGTTTGGCGCCGTAGTATACAAGCAGTTCGTTGACGGCACCTAGGATTTTCATGTTGTCGCCAATGTCAGTCCAGTTGTGGGGGCCGCGCCCTTCCGCAAGATATTCGTGGGCTTTGCGGATACACCAGATGGCAGTGTCACCAGTATTTTGGAGCATCTTAATCATGAACTGGTCAGCCGCGTCGGCGTCGATGGTGATGGTGAGATTTGGCATGTCAGCGATCCTTGTAGAAGATATGGTTGTCGATGCGCGTGGTGCGCCGTAGATGGTGCCACCCTACCACAGAAGTATCGTGGAAGTAAAGGGCGCCGCGCGTCAGGTCGGGCATGTTGCTTAGCACTAGCTGGGCAGAGTGTTGTGCTTCATGCCAATCGTCTTGATTGGAAGGTGCTAGGGTGCGGCGATTCGTGCAAGCCCATGTGAACTGGCAGGAGTTGCCGCGCCGCTGATAGACTACGTCGCATACGTCAGCAGGGAAGCGACGGTCATTGGCCCGGTTCAGAATGACTTGACCCACGGCTATCTGCCCGGCGCGGGATTGGCCGCGAGCTTCCCAGTAGATGGCGCGCGATATGCAGTTGAAGTGGCGGTCCCGGTTGTTGGTGTCGTTCCATTCAACGGGGATGGGGCTGGGCGGTACGGCTATGGCGGGTAGCGGCTGCATCCATGTTAGCAGGGCCAGCAGCAGGACGGGCCAATAGATCAGCAGGTCACGGCCTAGGCGTAGGTTCATGGCTAGGGTTCTCCTTGGTTCGATGGCATTCGGGTTGGGAGGTAAACATAGCGATGGGTGCGCCGGGCTTACCCCACCACTTAGCGGCGGCGTCGTGGATGGCTGGCGTCAGGGCACGAGGGCAAGTGGCGGCGTGAATGCAATCAGCATTGAAAGGGCAGAACGTCATGTCACGAAAACATAGCGGCATCGGGTTTCTCCAGTTCACAAAGGGCTTCGGCTGCGTCGGCACGGGTAGGAAATGGGTAGCCATAGAAGCACCCAATTCCAACCAAATACCACCAGCCATTCTTCTCTTTGATCATTCCTTTTCTCCTGGCTCCAGTTTGAAGTCTTTGGGAGGGTGGCCTAGATAGTCAGCTTCATAGAAGTGGACATAAGCTCGTTGGCTTTCAGGGATCAACAGATGAATTTTCCCGTCTACCGCCATGATAATTCTGGCCACCCCTTCACCCACCCTTAAACGCCCAATACTCATTGGTATCGGTTGGCCAGTGGCAAAGTCTCTTTCAAAGATCATTCCTTTTCTCCCAGCGCCGCGCGGGCGGGCTTCATAATGGTTTCCTCAATGCGCTTCCGGTTTTTCTTCATGCTTGTCAGCATTGCGTGGCATCGCGCAACGCCGCTAATGCTGACCGCGTCTGCTGTTTCAGCAAACGCATAAAGAGAACCAATCACTGCCGCCGCATTGGTCAGCGCCGCCCGCAGCTTTTCGTTCTCGGCTTGGATCATCTGCCCAATCGCAGCCGCCGCCTCTGCGTTGAGCGTCAGGCCGGTGGCGGCGTAGATTTTATCTGCGATATCGCTCATTGCTTTTCTCCCAGCGCTGCACGGGCGATTGCTACAGTTTCTTCTTCATAGGCTCGCTCGGAAACGATCTGAGTATCGCCCGCTATTGGTCCTGCCCATTCCAACAAACCCCGCAGCGCCGCCCGCAGATTTTCGATTTCACCTCTGGCTTCTTGGTAATCAGATAGATAAGCATGGTTTGAGGCGGCGAGTTTCGCGTTCTCCGCCCGCAGCTTTTCGATTTCCTGTGCCGCAGTTTCCATGTCGCCTTCGGTTGGTTCTGCGTCCAGCCGCAGCCGTTCCACAATGTCGCTCATTTCTTTTCTCCCAGCACTGCGCGGGCGATAGCCTGCGCGCTTTCTTCATCGCCTTCTGGTTGGATGGTTATATCACGCAGCGCCGCCCGCAAGTTTTGGATTTCGGTTTCGGCTTGGGCGAGGCGTTTGCGGAGGGCATCGTAGGTTACTTCGGACATGGGTTCTCCTTCGTTTGCTAGGGCTTCGAGGGCACGGCGCCTTACCTCATGGGATGGCGTGGTGTCGGTAGCGTAAGCGTCGATTATCATAAGTACCTCACAAAGAAAAGGGGAGCAAGCCGAAGCCTACTCCCCCTGTTGAACTAAGCCGAGGTTAGGCGGCCTTCTTGTTGGTCATGTACCAGTCGACCGAGTAGTAACGGGATGCCGTAAGGCGCGGCGTATTAAGGGGCTTGCCGTCACGGTCCTCGGTTTCGTGACCGACCGTAATGACAACCTCGCTACCGGGCAGGATGTCAAGAGCATCCCGAATGGAATTGCCCACGGTATCCTGGGAGATACGGGCCAGACGTTCCTGCACGATAGGCAGCGACTTCTCGGAAATCCAAAGCGTGTCACGCATACGGCACTTCGAAAGATCGACGCCCGTCATATCGTGGTCGTGCATAGGCTCCATCAAAGTGTAAGAAAGCTCAAGACCTTGCGTACCAGAATTGGCCTTGACAATCTTGACGGACTGAACCGTAGCAAGGTAATCGCCCACGGGCGCCTGACGGAAAGCCGGGCGGTCGGCGGCGGTTGCATTGACGACGGTATCGAAAAGGTCAGCCATTGGCTGTGTTCTCCATAAGGGGTTGTGTCACATAGGACAGGACGGGATATACATCTGGGCGCCCGCCCTGTCAAGTCATGCCCAGAAATTTATTTGTGCTTAGTCAGGTCCACGTTAGGGCCAAGCACAATCCCACGCGCAGCAAGATACTTATTTAAAGCAGTCTTGCCCGTCGCCTTTGCCGTAACCCAACCTCCCCTTTTAACATTGGAAGATTGCATTACGCTATAATCAATAGGCCGCTTAGGGAATTTAAGTTTGAGTTGGGCCATGGTCAGGCTCCTTTCGTCAGGCGGTCAAGCATGGAGGCGAGGTCGTAGGGTTCGGCGCCCTTGATCAGGCTGGGCGCAGAGGTGCGAAGCGAAGCCTTGTCAGTGGCTGCCGTCTTGAAGGTGCGGTTGCCCGCCCGGTCCACTTCCAAATGCCAGATGTCAGAGAAGTAGGTCTGCATCTTCTTCGAAAACTTTTCGCCTACGCCGACAGGTACGTCGCGCGCCTTGCCAATGATCTTGCCTTGGTCGTCCTTCTCACCCGTCTGCATTAGGTGGGTAAGCATGATGACGGTGGCGCCCATCTTGTTGCCAGTCAGGTGATCGAGGATGGCGCCGTAGTATTTGCCCGCCACGTTGTAGAGGGAGCGCCCGTCCTTCTTGGTTTCGGGGTCCTCCTGCGCGGCCAGCAATAGCAGTTCACCTAGGAAGGTGCCGCTGTCAATGACCACCACATCGCGCGGGGTCCAGCTAGTGCAAGCACCTAGGTCCTCGGCACCCGCCACCTTCCACTGCTCCAACATGGAACAGAAGCGCCGCATCTCCGACAGCGCCTGCTTGCTGGCTTGACCTGACCCGGCAAACAGATTGGTGCCTGTGATCTTGGCGGCGGCGTAAGTGTTAAGATAGACTTCGGCAGCCTTGTCGGTCAGGTAGGAACCAATGACCCGTGAGTTCTGGTCGAAGTCGTGGATCATCAGACGGTAGCCAGCGTTAGCAAGCTGAGCGAGTGCGCCCGTCTTGCCTGCTGCTGGTTCGCCACAGATCAGGATGCGGGGTGGCAGTTTCACTTCATTAAACTTGGGCATTGAACAGTGTCTCCGATATGGATTGTTTGTTGCGTGGGTCGTACCGCCATTGCTGGCAGAACTCAGATACAGGGCACCAGCTTTGGCAGCGCACTGCTTCGCCGGGCCTATGCTCTACATACAGGTTACTTGCCGTACCTGCAAGTGCCTGCGCTTCGATTGGGTCGTCGAACAGCTTGACTGCACGGATGTTGCCGCGCTTCATGACTGCCCACTTCTCAGGCTTAGTCCAACGATCTTCGTCTGTGCATAGGGCTGGCACTTCTGCTTGGTGCATAGCTATACGCTGGTTGATGAAGGCGTCAGCTTCTTCTTCTGACCACAGGGGCACGTCCAGCAGTTTGACTTGGGATTGCGGGTAGTCAGGGCTACGGGCAGCTTCGTTACGTGACCAGTCGCGCAGCACGGCAAGGACTGACATACGATTGACGATCAGGCCCTTCTCCTTGATAAGCAAACGGCGGTAGGTGTTGGTCTGCTTCTCCCAATCAGAAGGCACGACCCCGCCCTTGACCTTCCAAGCAGACGTAACCTTGAAGTCGAACAGGTGGCTGTCAGACAGGACCACGTTGTCGATCTGCCCCTTCAGTTTCCAACCACCGTATCCAGAAGTAACGGTCACTTCAGTTAGGACGTTGGGCAGGGCAAGGCTGGCACGTTCGATGATGGTATGAACTGACTGACCAAGCAAGGACCAGATGCGGTCGCTCACATCTTCAGATAGTTCTTCGTAGTGCTTCAGCTTGAGGTGCCGTAGCTGGGGCGGCGACAGCAATTCCGTTACGGAAATGTCGGCATCGCCTTTGGTGTAGCTGTCATTCATGATGGCAGCAACGATAGCTTCCGGCAAGTTGTGGTTGTTGGTTAGCTTCATAGCTTGGTGTCCAGTAGGTTGGCGGCAAGGGTAGGCGCGGCCTTCTTCTTGCGGGTTGCGGTGTTTGCCTTCTTAATCTTCGCAGCAGATGCGGCGATTGCGGCATCGTCAGCGCGGGCTTTGCGATTGCGTTCGTTGATCTTCCTAATTTCCACAATCACCTGTTCGAGGTGGGCATGAGTTAGGTTCTCGGGATCACGGGCAAAGACCTGGGCGCGGGTCAGCTTTTCTAGAGGAGAAGCAGCGCCGCCAGGATTATCATCAGGTGGATTAGTCGCATCCGTCATATCCATATCTCCGGTTAGGGTCATGAGAAGGGGGAGAGCCTAAGCCCTCCCCCACTGGCGCGTTAGTCGTCGTCGCCTTCCTGAAAGATGGTCCCCCAGAAGTAGCTGTTTTCTTCCGAGTCATAGATAGGCGATTCGTCTTGGTAGTAGGCTTGGTCCTTGAAGATGTCGGCAGCGCCGGGAATATCAAAGACCACCGAATACTTGCAGCACCGGAGCTTTTGATTGTTATAGTCAGACGGCACCGATACTACGTCGCATGGGCGAATCTTGACGGCAACCAGCTTGTCGCCCCCAGACATGAAGCCCTTAGCATATTCGTAGGCAGCGGCATGGAAGCCGTAGCTACAAGTCTGCTCGCGATTATCGTCAACGTCATGGCGCCACATCTCAAGCGTGACGCCGGGTGAGTTGTCGAACTTGCCAGTGTGCTTGTCCTTGAAGTCGCTAGTCACTGCCTTGTAAGCAAGGAAGCAACCATCTTCGGTGATAGGAAGGTTTGCGGCTTCCAAGAACAGGAACAATTCGTTGCGGCTAGTCATCGAAGGATTGGACATAAGGTTGTCGAGGAACAGGCAGTAGTGTTCGACAGGCAAGCCCTCGTTAAAGAACTGGTGCAGCTTGTTGGCAAGGTAGCCAGTAAGCGGGGCGCCGTTGAAGGTGACGCCCTGTTCGTTGACGGACACGCGCCCCTTGCTGATCGTGTTAAGGTAGGTCTTGACGCTCGCCATTTCAAGGGCAGTGTCGAAGTCCTTGTCCTTGATAGCATCGACCACCGCTTGGAAATTCATGTGGGTGGAGTCGATAGTTACCGGACCCTGACCAGCAGGGAACAGGGACACGGAGTTGGAGGTGAGGATGTAAGGGATCATGGGTTTTGTTCCTAGGTTTGGGTTGTTACTTGGAGAGATACTGAAGGATAGCAGGTTCGGACTGGCTAGTCCAGTTTACGAACTGCAACATAGGTCGGGCTGCATAGATAGCATCCCATGCTTTACGATATTTAGTGGCCAGCGTCAAGCAGTCTGCCTGAATACGCTTAACGACGGCGGGGTCAATGACGCGCAAGCAGTCGTCGTCAAATTCCGAGTTATGGAAGTAGGTGTCGCGCATCGTATCCTTGTAGGGACGCAACACATCAAGCATTGCGCTTACCTCTGGGATACAATTGCCATAGGTTGCGTCATACAGCTTGAAGAGCTTTGCAACGTCGAAGTTACCGCCACCATGAGCAAGGGAGCCTGCCGTATAAGTAAGCATAGCTTTGCTAAGCAGGTTGAGCGGGGTGATGCTTGCCACATAGTCAGGCGACAGGAAGAACCAGCCCGCCTTCTCCATGCGCTTGACCAGAGCAGGCGAGTTCTTGATCTTGCTTTCGGACATACCAAGGTAGCGGTTCGCCGGAGCAAACAGCCCATAGCGAAGCGCCCTTCTATAGAAAACCAATTCGTTAGTGCCTTTCATGGTGCCTTGGCTGAAGGGGATTACAACGCCGCCGCCTGTCAAGTCTATGTCCTTCGTAATAATATCCTCGGCTACTAAGACAGGCTGGTTGTTGGTATTGTGTTCGACTTTGACGCCATAGCCCTGCGTAGTCAGCTTGGTGGTCGGACCCTTGGTAATCTTGGGCGGGTCCTCCAAGGTAGCTAGGTCGATGGGTTCCGGCCAGCCCTTGCTGGCGAGCGTCTGCTTGAGGGTGTCGAAGGGGACGCCGTTGAACAGTAAGATACGATGGTAAGCGCGAGGGGCGTTAGGGTCGGTGTAGTTGTGGGTAACCTTGCGCGATACCTTAGATGATGCCGGAGCATCGGTCCACAAAACCTTCGTATCTTCGTCGGCTGCTGAATGGGTAAGAACTACTTGGCCTGACGTATAGCTTTCGCGCTGGAAGTTTTTCCAATGTGACCGCTTCATAAACTCCGCAACGGTGTAGGGCATAGGCATATCGACCTTGGTGTCGATGTCAGACTGAAACTCGATATTGTGGCCGCGCCACTTCAGCTTACCGTGCCTAGCCATATCGCGCATCAAATTGGTGATGCTATTCCTAGGGCCAGCATAAACGTATTGCCGGGCTTCGTAAAGGGAGGGCTGGTTTGCGAGGTCCTGCTTAGCTGTGTCAATGACTTCACGGGCAACCTCGGCAGCCTTCTTAACTAGGGCCGCTGACGTATTGTTGTCATAGGACAACGCTTCGCGGCTGGGGCTGATGCTTAGCGAACCGACAGGCATATTCAAGACGAAGCCTGTGTCTGAGAACAGGGTCGCAACCTCGGGCGGCAGGCCCTTGATAGCCGAAGTCTGAAGGCGATAGGCAACTAAGCCCATCAAAACATACGAAGCATTGGAGTTAATGATATACCAGTCAGGGATGCCGTTGGTTTCGGACGCTGACTTGATAAGCATATCATGCTTCGGGATTGTGCTTAGTAGTTCGGTGCCCTTAGTGCCCGTGAAGGTAGGAAGTTCGGGCCACCAGCAAAAGAAGTTACGGGCTTCACGTTCCCACCAAGGCAGGTCGCTGCTCTTAGCGGCAACGCTAACTGCTAGGCCCGTTTCGGTGCCACATGGTTCGCTAGATACCACGTTGACGCGGGGCAGCCCGCCGTCCTTATAGCAAACGTAGGTAGTCTTAGCGCCGCCATGCCATGAGGTGACAGTGAACTGGTCGGCTACTGAGAAGGGCGACTTTGAACCTAGGCCGAAGCCCCCAATCAGATCGTTGCTCGTGTCCTTGGTTGATCGGAAGTATGTGGTGTAGAGGGACAGCACATCCTCCCTAGACAGGCCGGAACCAAAGTCCCGTACCCTGAACTCGGGGTCCGCCCAGGTAGGAATGTGAACCCCTATCTCAGATAGGGGCAGCCCGGCTACCTTGTGGGCGTCGGCTGCATTGCAAGTTATCTCGCGGATAACAGCCAGGATTTTGTTCTGATACAGGTTACTGGACAGAACCTCGAACGCCTTAGCTGAAGCGGCAATCGTGAATGAATTGCCAGCACCAAGGCCCTCGGACTGGATAAGGTCGCGGTCTTGTGTGAGCAACATGATTATTTCCCCTTGTGTGTGCGGTTGTAAGCCCAAGCATGGGCTTCTTGGAAGGACTCAGCAACACGAACTATCTGCCAAGCATGGGCGCGCCAACCCCCTGTGCTACGGAGGTAGGAAGCTAGGACTTCTGGCTCACTGTCCAGATAGTCGTCAGGCCAGGGCATATATGCCCAGACGTTGACAAGGCCGTCGATGCGGCGAGAGAAGTCGAACCCATTGAAATGCTTAGACATTGTGATTGTCTCCAAGGAAGGAGGATTGGGGGGACTTGCGAAGCGGACCCTTAGCTTTCAGGCCCACGATGCAAGGGGACGGATCAAGAAACCGGAGGTCGTCGGCATCGCCGTCGATAACCGGATAGCCAAGCCAAGTCGCGGGCAGCCCGTTCAGGAAGGGAACTGCTACGTTCATGCCATTGGCAAGCGCCTTGCGGCAGTCGCTTAGGTTGTTGCCCGAGAAGCTGAACGTCAGCTTGTAGTTAGGGGGCAGACCCTTGCGATTAGGAATCTTGGTGTAGTCATAGAAGCCTAGCATGGACCACCGCTGGGGTATGCCATGTCGCTCCCACCTAATGTCGGACAGGATGTTCAAGCGCAGCACCGCTTCCATGTCCAGGGCCTGGGCGTTGCGATGGAACTGATAAATGTCAGAGTTGAGAAGGTCAAAGAAAGCAGGGCGATCCTCAAAATACATGAGGGTTCGCCGGATACGAGCGTCCTTGACCTTCTGCATAGCACCACGACCAGCGAAGAAAAGGCAGGCCGCGCTACATTCGGTGCTGTGATTAGCGCAGGTATTGTGACCAGATTCCCAAGCCGGAGCAAGAGAAAGGCCCGCCGTAGCGAAGCCCCTCTCCATGCCCTTGATAATCTTAGGATTGCCTACCGTCAGCATACTCACATTGCGAGAAAGCTGATAGACAAGCTGGGTTGTATTCACTTGCGGATTCCTATGAAGCGAGCGCGCTCAATCAGGGCGAGGAGGTCATGATGAAACGCCTCTAGTTCAGGGTTGATGTCGTAGTGCTTGGCCCATTCCTCGCTACCAGAGGGCAGACCTTCACCTAGCCTGTCATAATCAGCATTGATCATGGCGCCCACCGTAGCGGCATCTTCCATAGCTTCTTCAATGTCCCACCTAGCTTTGGGCCAGTTAACATACTCGGGTTCACGGATTTCCGGCATTGTCATTCCTCCCATTCGATCTTAATCGTTGCAACAGCGCCATTACCAACAGTTTCAGCTTGTTCCTCAGTAGGGTATAGCACACCGACTGAGGCTTCACCAAGGGTTGACCTGTATATATTGACCCATCCCTTCCGCTTCACCTTCACGTTGCGGATTTTTACACTGATATACCTGTTAGTTCCTTGAACATTATAATAATGCAGGCTGCTTTCGCCCATCCTTTCTACTTGCACAATCACCTGAAGTTCGCCGGATGATAGTAGGTAATCCCTTGATATGACCCGCGCCGGAAACCCTTCCGTGGTTTCGATAGGCTTGTCCCAATCAATAGGCTTGTCCCAATCAATTGCCATGACTTTTCTCCTACAGTTGACCTAGATACTTGACGACCGGATTGCGGCAGCCAGCCTTAGCATAGGCTTCAGCGGCTTCCATCGACTCATGGTAGTTAGCCAGTTCCCACTTGGTTGTCCAGAAGGGGAGCCACCACCGCCACACTTGCACTTGATACCAGCTTTTGTAGCGGATGATCCTATAGTAGGGCTTCAACATTACCAAATCCTCCAGAGTTTGCGGCCCCACCGTAGGTAGAGCCAACCAAGAGCGCCCTGGCTAATCCGGGGAACCCAAAAGAACGGACGTTCAGGCATCACTTCACCCTAGTGACGAAGATGCCCGGCTTATCATTACGCAAGCCGCGCTTAGTGCTAACCTGAATGTCCTGACCACGTTCACGAAGGCGAACCGCCGTGTTCATGAAAATCTTAGACACGCGCCGCTGATCCTTAGCCTTATAGAACTTGGTGCTGCCAAGGCGCATAGCCATGATAAACTCGGCAATGCGGTGCTGCTCTGAAGTAGGGCGGAAGAACGGGGTCTTAACCTCGGCACTCTGCTCAGGCATAGCAAACAATTCCGCCTGGGGTTCAGCCAAAGGGGTGATGATGGTGCGGGGCTTAGCTTCTGAAGCCTGCTTCTTCGCCATCTCGGGCAGCTTGTCGAGGGGAATGTCCAGCTTAAGGGAGCCAAGGGTGATGGTAAGGATGTTAGACATAGGTGCTTCTCCATTGAAGCGGTTAGGATATGCAGCGGATGCTGCCAGAACCAGCCATCATGACTAGTTCTGGAAGCACCCCACCGTAAGGCAGGGTGTCCTACGTTAGGCAGCCTCCTCGGCAAGATCATAGTAAGGATAGACCCCCTTACCACGGGTTTGAAGGCTGAGCAAGGTGCGATCAGCGACCGCCCTAGCTTCCCAAATGGACGCAACCACGATGGGCTGCTGCTGCTCAATCATGTTACCCCACTTGTTAGCGAGGTAGAAGGACGCGGTGAACCGCTTCATGGCTTAGGCTCCTTGTGAAAGGGGTTTGCGAATGATGAGGCTGACGGGGACGCGATCTTGTTTAGACCAGCCTTCATCCCACTTGCGGTTCCTTTCTATAACGGCATCGACCGCGTCTTGATCTTCTAGGGGTCCACGAAGGGACCTGCTCCAGCGATCCCCGCAGCAGGGGCAATCCATATTCTCATCGACACCATCGAAGTAAAGACCATTGGCTTCAGCAATGGTGTCAGCTTCCTCGTGACTTGAAGCTTCGATAAATACATTCAAGGCGGGTTCCATAAAAACCCCACCTGAATTGTTCTGATCGTAGTGATAGAAGGGCATGGCTTAGGCTCCTTGTTTGGCTAGGAAGTCGGCAGCTTCGACCAGCTTTTTGGCTAGGTCGCGTAGCTGTTGGGCGGTGAAGTAGATGCAGGGCGCTGCGTCTGCCGTTACCATTTCAATCTCAATTGAGAAAGTGTTATCGAATTGCGGTGCATAGATAGAGGCACCACGATAACCTAGGTGAAGGAGGTCGCCGTCGATGTCCTTAAAGGCGATGGGTTCCATGGATTAGTCCTCCTGCGGAAGGGCGGCAATCCTAGACATAATAGCAAGGACTTGATCGGGGGTCTGGTAGCCTATCACGTCATCGTGTTCGCCTAGCTTGACCCATTCACCGCCGTGGCTCTTGAACGCTGCTACTTCAGCATTAGCTGACTTAGCGCCGTCCTTGCCATGGCGGTTGGCACAGTAGTTTCCGTGTCCGAATTGAACAGAAACTGTATAGCCGTTGGCAAAGAGCATCTTAAAGCCCTTGCCCATTGTGATGTTGAACATGAGATTAGTCCTCCTCGGCAAAGTCGGCAGCTAGGCGCATACGTCTAGCTTCGTTGATTTCGTATTGTCCATCATTAGCGTCAGAGTCACGCTCTTCTAGATAGGCTTTAATGGATGAGAGGGCATAGTCAATGCGATGCTTGGCTACATTAACGAATAGCGGCTCTTCTCTAAGCGCGTCTTTGGCATCGCTCAGTAGATCCGTAAGGCGTCTCAAGAGCTTGGTTTCGTCGATCATGTGCATGAACAATTCAGCATTCATGGGCATAGGTCAGCACTCCTGCTAACTAGAACAGTCAGGCACGATTGCACGGCTGTTCTAGGTAACAGGGAATAGGCCCGCAGTCATAGACTACAGGTTCTTCCCTATCGGATTATGGCTAAATTCGCTCTTTATTGGGCTGTTGCCAAGATGTCTCGACGGCTGCGAGGATACTGCCACATATCCTATTCGCTACATTTACACCCAGCGCATTTTAATGATGGGTCCACCGCAAAGATAATCTTATCTGCACCTCTCGACCGGGCAGATCGGGGTGACGGCCAGAACCATAGACCGGATCGGCGAACGTGTCAAGCGAATTTTTTTCGGCAGCGATTTCAACGGCTTGTGGGTCGATCCTCATGCGGTTTGTGAAGTTGCCGACTGGCAATCATTGCGATCCGGCAAGCAGCCTTCCGTGTAAATAGACCTAGGGCTTGATTTACTGACTAGCCTAAGTTACTATGTAGTCTAGTGCTATACTGCCAATACTCCGCGCCCCTGCCTAGCTTGGTGAGGGGGCTAAATAGATTCTCACCAGAGAAGCCAATGAAATCAATAACTTACAAGCCCAGGTGAGGGAGTGAGAATGGTGAGCAGCTAACTTCCAGATTAGGAAAAGAAGCTATATAATATAATAGAAGTTTGCCCCGACCCACGCTCACTTTCTCACCCGCGCCCACTTTCCCAATGATTTCAGTAGCTTAGCTAGTGAAGGTTTACGAATGACACTCACCCTCTCTCACTCTAACTCTGCCCTAGCTCTAGCCTAGATGCGCGTATGCGCGCGGGCGTGCCTGGGCGTGTGCGTGTGTGTGTGTGTGTGTGTGTGTGCCTGGGCGTGCGTGCGCGTGCATAGGCGCGTGCGACTAGGGCAGGCTAGGTAGGGAACAAAGAGGGAACGAGCAGGGGGCTAGATGGGCCAAAGAGAATTGTAACAAAATGTAACTGCCAATGATTTCAATGGGTTAGGGCTATTGCAATGCCTGGGGCTTTGTGAAATTATAATTGGGCCAAGGCGGAAAGCGCTAAGGCGGGACCGGACCCTATCCGGGGCGCATAACCTAAGGAAATCAGCGCCATGTCTATTAAAATCAATACCTATGTTTCGAAGGCTGGTAAGGAATTTCGTTCGCTTAGCGTTGCCGATATTTTCGCGGCGCTTGGGATGCCGGAGCAAGCGGCGGCGGGATGCGGTTTGACGCCAGACGGTAAAACCCTGCTTTTGTGGGAACCGAAGGCGCCTAAGCAAGAGAAGGCGCCGCACATTGCCAAGGAAATGCAAGCCGCCATTACCGCATGGGCGGAGCATATCAAAAGCGGGGCTGGCAAGCTTGAAGATATTCAAGACAAGGTGTTGCGGGATAGCGTTGCACGCCTAATGAAGCCCGCCCCTATTCAAATGCCGCCCACCAAACAGGCAATCCAGATGCCCCCCGCGCGCCAAGTAAATGAAACTGGTCCTGTTGGCGTGACCATCACCCGGCGGAAAAAGGTAGCATAAACAAAGAGTTAGCCCCTAGGCAGAAATGCTTAGGGGTTTTTTCTTGCCTAGGCCTAGGTATATTTTCCTATCTAGCCTCTAGTCTAGAGGGAATCTATTCCCATCCGACCAGGGCGCCGCCAGGAATCTATTCCGCCAGCCGAGGGGGTAGGCCGGGGCGGGGCTGGAAAATTACGCCCGGTCAGGCTCTGTATCAGTATGCCCCTACCAAAATCGCGCGTATTTTTAGACTTGCCTTTCTTTCGCCACAATCCCCCTATCCCATTTTCATAGGCCCGCCACCCGTATAGCCCCGCGACAACGCCTTCAACATTTCGTAAAGCGCCTGCTGCACTTCCGTCTCGGTAAACGCCCGGCCATCCTTCGCATAAGCTTCCCGCATGCAATCCTGCAAACTAGACCACATCTGCTTTGCAAATTCTTCGCGTGTCACCATGCCCACACCCTACCCGAAACCCAGGCGCCCGTCAACCCCCGGCGCGGGTGAGTTTCTGTTTGTAAAGCTCACCGCAACCCTCACCAAAAAGATGTAGTCATATCAAGCGATTAGCTCAAAAGTGAGAAAGGTGAGGAAGGTGAGCGCCCCCTTCTTATCAGAGAAGAAAGTATATAATATATAAAAGGTAGGCGATTTTACGCTCACCTCACTCACCGCTCACTTATCCAATGATATCAATGACTTAGCCCGCGCCCCCGAGGTGAAGAAGAGTGACCTTCTCTCACATCGTTTCGTTTAGCTACCATCTCTAGACGCCGGGCGCATTTCGGCAAGGTAGACTTATATATACCAGAAATCTACTCCAAATACAAGCCCTCGGCCCCGACGGGTCCCGCGCAGACGCGCCCTTGACATCCGGCGCAGGCTTTGTTATATTGCGCCCTGTGATCTGATCCTGCACCAAGCAGGGGTAGGACCGCACCATGCGGGAGACAGGCCATATGCGTCCAGTCAACTTCCTGCGTCACTAAACTACACTAATAGCTCCTTTCGTAACTAGCCGGGCGACTGTCTTTCTATAGGGTCTTGGGGCGTCTCGCCCACCGGCATTTTCATATCATTACAAAAATGTAATTCGTCGACACGTTGACACCCTCGCGTCCCTGCCTTATACACATCTTCCCACCAACAAAGGAGAGGGCAGTGGAACTACCTAGTGCAGATCGATTTGATCTGGAACAAGCCATCATGCAATGCTGGGGCGTTGTCGATGACCTGAAGTCTTTCGTAGCCCAGGACGCTGCGCCAGAAGACTACACGGCCATGGCCCGCGTCTATCAGAAGCACTTTGAATATCTGATGGCTATCTTCGAAAAGATGCTGGAAGATCGGAAGCTAGGATGACTGACGACACCATGGAACTCACCCACCAAGATTTGGTCGAGGCGCTGGATCGGATCATCCGTCAGCTTGAAGTCCTTGACAACGCAGCCATCATGAAGTCCCTGAACCTGGGCATGTTCGATATTGACGAGATGATCAAGATCGTCGTACTGTACAAAAGTAAGGTGGTCGTTGACGCCCACAAGCAAGGAGTTCTGGAATGGAAGTAACATATCTTAGTCACATGGGTGATGATCGCATGGTTGTGAACGCTGCCCGCGTGTCCTTCGGCAAGCGCACCCAAGAGTTCCGGCCCGGCAAGGACGACCGCCTGCTGGCCTTCCTAGCGCGCCACAAGCATGAACTGCCGTTTGCCCACCCCCACGTCAGCTTCCACTTCAAGGCGCCCATCTTTGTGGCCCGGCAACTGGCCAAGCACCAAGTAGGCTTCGTGTGGTCGGAGATCAGCCGTCGCTACGTCAAGGATCGGCCCGAATTTTATATTCCGTCCTACTGGCGCAAGGCGGCAGAAAATGTAAAGCAGGGCAGTTCTTTGGAACCTGTGGATATTTCTCCGCGTGGTAAGTGTAATCGTTGTGGTATACCTGTCAGCTATCCTAAACGGCTTTGGTGTAGCTCTGAGTGTCAAACGCTTTCTTGGCGAGAAAACAACCGCTATGCGTATATATTCTCGAAATGGGGCGCCGCTGCCAAGTTTGAGAATATTCCTTTTACTATCACGCCGGACGATCTTGCGTGGCCCGATAAGTGTCCGTATCTAGATATCCAGCTTGATTACACTCCCGGCGACAAAAACGACAATAAGGCATCTCTGGATAAAATTGTGCCTGCTCTTGGTTACGTTCCAGGGAATGTGCAAATTGTTTCTTTGCTTGCCAATAAGATGAAAAGTTCTGCGTCCTTGGAGCAGATTAAGACTTTTGCAAAAAACGCCTTGTTTATTCACGGTGGGGTTTTTGCAGAAACTTCTCACTCCTACGCAGATTATTGTGAAAAGGCTGCTGACCTTTATGTGGAACTTATCTCACAGGGTGTTTGCGCTGAACAGGCTCGCATGGTATTGCCCCAAGCGCAACTAACGGAATGGCACTGGACCGGAAGTCTGCTGGGCTGGAGCCGGGTCTGGAACCTGCGCGTAAAGCCTGATGCCCAGGCCGAAACCCGTGAAATTGTGCAACTAATTGGGCCAACCATGAAAGCTTTATTTCCGTTTTCTTGGTCTGCTTTGACTGGCGACCGCTAGAAATTTCTGGCGTTCTTTGGTATACTGACCCTTCATCCAAACAGGAGCTTTGAATGCGTAATTCACCCGAAGTGCGTACACCGTCCGTGCGCGCTGCTACCATTACTCGTCGCACTTACTCCCGCCCACTGGAAGGCGGCGGCTTTGAAAGCTGGGACGACATTGTCGGTCGCGTCGTCAGCCACCAGCGTTGGCTGTGGCAGCGGGCGCTGGGCGACGTCCCCTTGGACAAGAAGCAAGAAGATGAACTTGAAGAACTGCGTGACGTGCTGCTGCGCCGTAGCGGTTCTGTGTCTGGCCGTACCCTGTGGCTGGGCGGCACCGAAGTAGCCAAGCGCCGCGAGGCGTCCATGTTTAACTGCGCGTTCACGAAGGTGGAGACGGTCCATGACGTTGTCGACTCCTTCTGGCTGCTGTTGCAGGGCTGCGGCGTCGGCTTCGAACCCGTTGTCGGTACGCTCAATGGCTTTACTGCGCCGATGGAAATCGAAGTGGTACGGTCCCAGCGTCATCTACTGGAGCAAAAGAAAGGCCGCGAAACCAATGTCGAAACGTATACTACCGAAGGCGACCGACTCTGGGGCCGCAAAACGGTATGGACAATTAGTGTGGGTGATTCAGCAGAAGCGTGGGCAAAGTCGGTCGGTAAAATGCTGGCTGGCAAGCGGAAGGCTGATGTGCTACGACTTGACTTCTCGCAGATTCGTCCAGCCGGGCAACGTCTTAAGGGCTATGGGTGGATTTCGTCGGGTGATGAAACTTTTGCGCCTGCAATGCAGCATATCGCGGAAATCCTCAACAATCGCGCTGGTCATCTCCTTTCCCGAATCGACATCCTCGACGTCCTCAACCACCTTGGCACAACCCTCTCCTCACGTCGTTCGGCTGAGATTGCGCTCGTTCCTTACGGCGATGCCGAATGGGTAGACTTTGCCAAGGCCAAAAAGGACTTCTGGCTACATAACAACTACCACCGCCAGCAATCTAACAACTCCGTCACTTTCCACGCCAAACCTGCGCGCGAAGACATTGCCGGGTTGTTCGACATGATGCAAGATGCGGGCGGCTCCGAGCCGGGTTTCATCAACTTTGTGGAGGGCAAGCGCCGGGGTCCGTGGATGTCGGGCGTCAATCCCTGCGCCGAAATCCTGCTGCCCAACAAGGGCTTCTGTAACTTGGTGGAAATCAATCTGTCACACTTCAACGGCATCCACGCCAAGAAGCTGTGGCGGGTGGCGGAACTGCTGGCCCGTGCCAACTACCGCCAGACCTGCGTCAATCTGGTGGACGGCGTCCTTCAGCGGGCGTGGCACGAGAACAACGAGTTCCTGCGGCTGTGTGGCGTGGGCGTCACAGGCGTTGCCGAATGGGAACCAGCGGGTGATCCGTCCGTCTGGCGCATGCTTCGCGACAAAGTCAAGCGGGCGGCGAATGGTATGGCCGACGAACTGGGGCTGCCGCGTCCCAAGGCCGTCACTACGGTCAAGCCGTCGGGCACCCTGTCGAAGATTATGGACACGACCGAAGGCGTTCACAAGCCGCTGGGCCGCTATATCTTCAATAATGTACGCTTCAGCAAGCACGATCCGTTCGTTCAGGAACTGGTGGACGCCAACTATAAGGTGATTCAGGACCCGTCCAGCCAGGATGCGGTGCTGGTTACGTTCCCGGTGGCCTACCCACGGGTCCAGATGGACGAAGTAGACGGTAAGTTCGTCAACTTGGAACCCGCGACGGTCCAGTTGGCTCGCTACAAGACCATGATGGACAATTATGTGGACCATAACTGTTCGGTTACGATCAGCTACAGCCCGGAAGAAGCACCGGAAATCGTGGATTGGCTCCATGAAAACTGGGAATCCTACGTGGGCGTGAGCTTTTTGTACCGGACAGACCCCACTAAGACGGCCAAGGACCTTGGCTATTTATATTTGCCCCAACAGGTTGTTACAGAAGAAGAATATAATGAGTATGTAAGTACCTTGAAGCCTATAAAAGGGGAAGAAATGGGTACGAATGAACTTGTAAAAGAAGCTGACGACTTTGAAATCGACACCGGAAGCGAATGTGCAACTGGTGCGTGTCCTGTACGGTAATGCCCCATAAGGACAGAGATCAGGACCGGGAGTATAAGCGCCAATATTACTCCCGGCGCCGCCGCGAAGACCCTGAATACAGCCGAAAAGGCCAGTACGACTGGCGTGTTAGGAACCCGAAGAAGTATTTACTGTCTAGGGCCAGGGGCAGAGCTAAGGTAGAGGGTATTCCCTTTGCTATTACAGATGAAGATTTTGAAATACCTGAATATTGCCCAATATTTAGGCATCTCAAATTGCAATTTAGTAATGGCAGAGGTAGTAGACCTGATAATATACCCACTCTAGATAAGATAATACCCGCTTTGGGGTATGTTCCGGGTAATGTAGCTGTAATATCAATGCGGGCTAATCGCCTAAAGAGCGATTCTACGGCACAAGAATTGCAAGCTATATTGGATTGGATCAATGATCAAACAGCAAGCTAAGAAAAGGAGTCCGTGTCGTGGAATATGCCATATTGTTAGGGGTCCCTATAGCCGCATGTGCGGTGGCTGCCTCCGTTTTCTTACGGAAATTGAAAACTGGAGCCGATATACTGATGAAGAACGGGCGAATATCCTCCGGCTACTACCACTAAGGGTAGAACAGACTTGATTTTATGGAGCCAGTGGGGTATTATCCTGCTGGCTTCATCTATTTGGGGGTACTCATGAAGTTTTCCGTTACATACGAGGATGGACTGTGGACCTTCAGCCTGGAATCCACTGATCCGCAGTCCGATTACTACGAAGAATTCGAAATTATGGACGAAGACGAAGCCAAGACCGTGGCCGCCGAGCTTATTGGCGAGATTTCCATAGCCGACGACGACCTAGACCTAGAAGAAATGGTTGCCAACAGGATCGACCCCGAATGACCCAGTCCAAAGCTTCAGCTATCGAACAATTCCAAGAGATGGTGGACCTGGACCGTAAAATAGCCAGCACCGTCGCCAAGGTTATGGCCCAGTCCCCGGTAGCTATCATGATTGCCTGGGAAGATGCTGAAGGTGGCGTTAAGGCTACCAGCATTCCCTTCTCGGCCTGCCTTGTCAAGGGCATGGTCGACACCCTTTTCGATATGGTATTTGACAATGATCCAGAAGCTGATGACGATGTATCGTAAAGCACGGTATGTCTTGCATAATTTAGCCCACTATGTTATACTAGTTCGCTAATGGAGATGCCAACCCATGCCAAATTTTAAAATCTCGCAGCTTACGACGGCAACTGCCGTCTCGGCCACCAACCAATTTGAAATCAATCAGAACGCCGCTTCCCGCAGCTTGGAAGTATCGGTGCTTTCTACCTATATTCGCAGCGGCGATTCCGGCAAAGCTATTGTAGTATCCGTAAGTACCGCATCTGACGCCGTCCGTATCACCCAGACAGGCACTGGCAACGCGCTGGTAGTTGAGGATAGCACAAATCCCGATAGCAGTCCGTTTGTGGTAGATGCTTCCGGCAATGTTGGCGTGGGAACTGGAACCCCAACCGCTAAACTAGACATTGGTTCGGGCAACCTTTCGTTCACCAGTACGGGGCAGCGCATTACGGGGGACTTTAGTAACGGCACACAAAGCAATCGTGTATTTTTTCAAACCACAACCGCAGGCGGCGGTACCTCAGTTGGCACCATCCCAAATGCAACGGGAGTTAACAGTGCCTTTAATGCTTTTGGAGGGCCAGACCCAGGCAACGCATCTTTTGCTCAACTTAGGGCTGGTTCAGATACGTCAGATGTTCGTTTGACTTCTGGCATAAATGGAACTGGCACCTACTACCCCATGACGTTTTACACAGGCGGCTCCGAGCGGATGCGCCTGGATACGTCTGGCAACGTTGGGATTGGGACGACAAGCACCACTGCAAATGCAAAGTTGGCGGTGGAGCAGGGTATAGTCGCACGGGCTTCAACAGCAGGGTTAGTTCCTTACCTACAGTTGTATAACTCAAATGCTGGCACTGATCTAAAAACATGGCGGTTTGGCGGCGATTCTGCTGGGTCGCTTTCAATTGAAACAGTTAATGATGCTTATAGCGCTGCTGTGCAGCGTTTGGTTATTAACAGCAGCGGCAACGTGGGGATTGGGACGAGTTCGCCTTCGGCATACGGCCTGACAGTAAGTAAGGCTTCTGGTGCCGCAGGAATGCAAATTGCGTCAGGGGCTAATAATTCTGACTTTGTAATGAGTGGAAC